GCGAGCGGCATGCTCTACAACTGCTCCTCGCTGCAGTCGCTGCCTGCTGGCATGACGTTGGGCGCGGTGACCAACGCGAGCAGCATGCTCTACGGCTGCGCCTCGCTGCAGTCGCTGCCAGCTGGCATGACGTTGGCGGCATGCACAACGACGACGAGCGCATTTAGCGGATGTACGTCCCTGCAAGCGGCCGATGGCATGGCAATCCCCGAATCTTTCTCCATCGCCTCATGCAACTTCGACGCCGCGGCACTGGATGCGCTCTATACCGCATTGCCAACGGTTACTGGCAAGACCCTCACTGTGACCGGCAACCCAGGCACTAGCGGCGACACCCCATCTATCGCGACGGCCAAGGGCTGGACCGTTGCCGGGAGTTGAGATATGCCATTCTTCAAGCGCGAGCGCGACACAATCATCACGGCGGGCAGTGTCTACGGCCCAGGCCACACGCTCACCGAGGACGACCACGCTGCGCACACCTACCCGGTCGACGGCTGGTGGTGGGCGCCTGATCTGGACGCCGCTATTCCGCTGCTGCAAACATCCGTCGATGTCGTGCCGTTCCGGTTCGGGGCGGCTGCGATCTTGGCAAGCGGGATGCTCGGCCCCGACGTCAAAACGCCGTCGCAGATGGACGCCGCTATCGAGGCCATCATCCAGGCCCTGCCGCCCGAGGTGATGCCCGACACGCATAAGCCAGTGGCGATCCTGTCGTGGCACCGTGCGCCGGAGATCCACCGCGACAATCCGCTAGTGGCCATCATCGCCGCTGTCAAGGGGATGGATGAGAAATCGGTCGATGCGTTGTTCGGAGCGGCGCGAGCGATGCAGGCGGCAGAACTCGCCGGGTAATCCCCCGTGACCTACGGAATCCACCCGCTCGGCACGCCGCCGGCCAGCACCGAGCTGGTGTGGGTCACCCACGCGGTTACCCCTGGCGTCGGCACGATCGCGATCACAGGGCACGCGCCGACAGTGCGCCAGGTGTCGCGCGTCGCGACGGATGTGTGGGCCCACGTGCTGGCCAACGGGCTGACGGCCGAGCAGACGCTGGTGGCGATCCACGCGGCGCTGCCGTGGATCACCGACCTCGCCGGCCTGCACGCCCTCCTGCCCGGCGTGCCCCTCGTCGTCACGCCCACCAGCCGCACGGCCGGTAGCGTCTCGCAGTCCATCATCGAGGCCGGCGGCACGGTCACGGTCGAGCGGGTCTGACCATGCTCAACCATCGCTCGATCGCCACGCAGGGCGTCGGGGCAGGCCTGGGCGCGCGCGCTGCGGCGGTGCAGGGGTTCGCGGCGATTGAGTTCGGGCCGTATCCGATCCACATCGCCGCTGGTACCGGTGGATCGGGCGCTGTGTTTGTTGTGCCGGCGGACCCGGGCCGCCGGCCAAAGCGGCGCCGCCGCGAAGAGGAAGAGTTGGTCCTGCTGGGCCTACTCGTGCATTGAGGACGCAACATGAATGTCTCCCTCCAGAGCCCCGCCACCCGGCGGGGTTCGTCCTTTGGGCCTGCTCACGGCGCCTCGCGCCTGTTCGACCTGGTCGTGGGCCCCTGGGCGCTCACGCCTGCCATGCTCGACGAACTGCAGGCGGTCTACTGCACGCACCTGCGTGGCGAAAAAATCGACCTGCGCGCCGTCGAGGCCAGCATCGGCCGGCCATTGGCCAATCAGCAGCGTAGTTTCGATGTGGTCGACGGCGTCGCTGTCCTGCCAGTGCAGGGTGTCATCTCGCCCAAGGCGAACCTCATGACCCAAATCAGCGGCGGCGCCTCTGCGCAGCTGCTGCAACGAGATCTGGCCACCGCCATGGCGGACCCGCGGGTCTCGGCCATCGTGCTGGCCATCGACAGCCCCGGCGGCTCCGTCTTCGGCTCGCCCGACCTGGCCGCCCAGGTCTTCGCAGCGCGCGACACCAAGCCCATCGTCGCCCACACCGACGGCCTGATGGCCTCGGCCGCGTACTGGATCGGCAGCGCCGCTGGGGCGGTCTACAACTCCGGCCCCACCGTGATGGTGGGCTCGATCGGCGTCGTCGCCCGCCACATCAACGCCAACCGGCCCGACGTGACCGAGATCACCGCCGGGGCCTACAAGCGGATCGCCAGTGATGCCGGCCCCCTCACGGAAGAGGGCCGCGCCTACATGCAGGCGCAGGTCGACTACTACTACAGCCTGTTCGTCGATGCCGTGGCCCAGCACCGCGGCGTGTCGACCGAACAGGTGCTCTCTGACATGGCCGATGGCCGTGTCTTCATCGGCCAGCAGGCCATCGACGCGGGGCTCGTGGACGGTGTTTCCACGCTCGACGCGCTGGTGGCCCAGATGGCCGCTGACCCCGGCAGCGTGACGCGCCGCCCGGGATCTCCGAAGCGCCGCAGCGCCCGGGGCCCCCGCGCCGACGCCGATGCTGCCTCCGTGCCCGAGGCCTGCGCCGGTGACGCGCGGGTCGAAGGGAATTGCCCAGCGGTCGCCGGTGATGCGCCCGCGGATCCACCGACCACTGAAAGGACCGACATCATGCCACCGGCAGATGCCAACCTCACGCGTGAGTCTCTGGAGTGCGACCACGCGCCGCTCATGGCGGCCCTGCGCTCCGACTTCCTGGCCGAAGGTGCCGCGCAGGAGCGCGCGCGCATCGACGCCGTGCGCCAGCAGGCGCTCCCGGGCCACGAGGCCCTCATCGACCGCTTGGCCATGGATGGCCGCACCACCGGCCCCGAAGCGGCCGCCGCGGTGCTGGCCGCCGAGCGCACCGCTCGCCAGGCCGCTGCCGCAGCCCACCAGGCCGACGCTCCAGCGCCTGCCCCGGCGGCCGCTGCCCCGTCCGATGCGCCGCGCGATGCACGCTCCATCGCCAAGAGCGCCGTCGCGCTGCTCGACGGTATCCGCCCCACCAAGTAAGGAGAACGCACCATGGCTTTCATGGCGACCTTCCGCTCCGATGGCTTCACCCCCGACCAGCTGGTCGCGGGCAACGCCCATCTGCTCTTCTCGGAGCAAATCACCCTCGTTTCCGGCCAGAACCTGACCCGCGGCGCCGTGCTCGGCAAGATCACCGCCAGCGGCAAGTACACGCTGAGCGCGTCGGCGGCCGTTGACGGCTCGCAGACCCCGGTGGCCATCCTCGTCGACGACTGCGACGCCAGCGCCGGCGACAAGGTGACGCTGGTCTACACGCGCGGCGACTTCCAGGACGCCGGACTCACGCTGGGCGCCGGGCACACCCTGACCAGCATCGCTGCCGCGCTCAAGGACGCCGGCATCTTCATTCACCTGACCCAAGGGGGCGCCTGATCATGGCCGACCTGTTCAGCACCGATACCCTGGCCGCCATCGTCGAAGACCTGCGCATGCCGGCCAATGGCCTGGCCGGTCGCTACTTCACGAACGTCCAGACCTGCGACACCGAGGAAATCCACTTCGATGTCGACTCCAAGCCTCGCCGCATGAGCCCCTTCGTGTCGCCCCTCGTGGGCGGCAAGGTGGTGCGCAGCCGCGGCTTCGCCGCCAAGACGTTCAAGCCCGCGTACATCAAGGACAAGCGCGTTTTTCACCCGGGCCGCTCCATCAAGCGCGCCATGGGTGAGCGCGTCGGCGGTGGCCAATACAGCCCCGAAGAGCGCCTGCAGCTGCTGGTGGCCCAGGACCTGCAAGACCAGCTCGACATGCTCGAGCGCCGCATCGAGTGGATGGCCGCCCAAGCCATGCACTCAGGCGCTGTCACCATCACCGGCGAGGACTACCCCACCGTCGCGGTCGACTTCGGCCGCGACGCGGGTCTCACCGTCGTCAAGGTCGGTGGCAACCGCTGGGGCCAGGCCGGCATCAAGCCACTCGATGACCTCCAGGACTGGTCGGACACGATGGTCCAGAAGACCGGTGTGGCCATGACAGAGGTCGCGATGACGGTCGACGTGTGGAAGATCTTCCGCGCCGATTCGGACGTGAAAGACCGCCTGGCCCGCTGGCGCGGCAACAGCACCATGCAGACCGACGCGCACCAGCGCGAGGGCCTCGTGTTCCAGGGCATGGTCGACCAGTTCGCGATCTACACGTACAGCGGTTGGGTGGTCGACCCGTTGACCGACATCGAGGGCTCCATCCTGCCGGCGGGCACCGTCATCGGTGCGGCTGGCCCGGCCTACGTCGAGGGCACCCGCCACTTCGGCGCCATCCTCGATGTCGACAGCCTGCAAGCGGTGGAGTATTTCACCAAGAGCTGGGTCGAGCAGGATCCGTCGTTGCGCTACCTGCTCATGCAGTCCGCGCCGCTGTTGGTCCCCGAACGCGTGAACGCCACGTTCCGCGCCACCGTCCTCTGACCGGAGCCTGGACATGGCCAAGACCGCAAGACCCGCCGCGCCCGGCCTGGTGTGCGTGCAGATGCGCTGCTCCGTGGTGCTGGGCAGTGCAGATGCGCCGCAGACTTACCACGCAGGCAGCCAGGCCAGCGTGGAACAGGCAGATGCGCAGCGCCTGATCGACCTGGGCGCGGCCATCCGCGTCGACGCCGACGAACCGTCCGCTACCGCGGAGTCCGCCGCGGCCGGCGAGGTGGCGCAGTGATCGATGCCGACCTCGCCACGTTCTTCGATGTCGACGAGTTCGCGCGGGAGTTCACGAGGGCTCGCGCCGCTGCGGCCGATCTCGTGTTCCCGGGCATCCTCGGCGTCGTCGATGAGCATGTCTTCGACTCGCACGCCACCGTGACCATGCGTCGCCTGCGGTTCGCCGCGGCGCACGATGTCCAGGCCGGCGACACCATCACCGATGGGGTCTCGTCCTGGCTCGTCGAGCGGGTGGAACTGCGCGTCGAGGGTAGCGAGGCCGAAGCTGTCTTGGTGATCTCAGCATGACCCAAAGCACCCGCTACACCATCGGGCAGGCGCTGTTTGGCGTGGTCTCGTCTGTGGCCACGGCCAACAGCGCGGCGGCGGTCTTCAATCCGCCGCTGCCGCTGGCCAGGCCGCAGTCGAGTCGCACGCTGTTCTTGCTCGATCGTGGCGACCGCCTTCTCGAGCAGCCGCAGCAGCGAGAGAAGCGGCGCTGTCGCTTCGTGCTCGGCGCGCTGGTGTCGACGACAGACGCGCACGCGGAGGTCGACGAGCTGCACTTCGCCGCCCGTATGGCCATCCAGGCGCTGTGCAGCAAAGACCTCGCCGAGGAGGCGCACACCGTGCGCGAAACCGAGGTCGAGCCCGAACTGCGCGACTCCGGTGCCAGCGGCGCGCTGCTGCTCAGCGCCTATGAGATCGACTATCGCCAGGTCTACCCGGCCGTGCCCTGACCCCTTCCTTCCCTTTTTCAAGGAACCATCATGTCTCTGTCCAATGCACAGGGTTTCATCGGCGCGTTCGACGTGCTGATGGCCCCCATCGCCAGCAATGGCGACCTGGGTCTAATGAAGAACGTGGGCAACTGCACCAAGTTCTCGATCAAGCCAAACTCGACGATCAAGGAGCAGAAGTCGCGCCGGCGCGACACCTACGGCCAGATCCTCGAGACCGTGGCGCTGCAGGAGCCCGGTGAACTGAGCGTCACGCTCGAAACCGTCAACCGCGACAACCTGCGCTACTGCGTCATGGGTGAAGATGCCACCTACACCCAGACCGGTGCGACCGTCGTCGACGAGGTCGTGGTCATGCGCCTGGACGGCTGGGTCCAGCTCGCCGCCGAGGACCTGCAGGCGACGGTGACGCTCACGCACACCAGCGGCACCCCGACCTACGTCGAGGGCACCGACTACGAGATCAACCGCCGTACCGGCATGGTCCGTGCCATCACTGGCGGCGCCATCTCCGACGCGCAGTCCTGCAAGATCGACTATGTCAGTAACACGTTCACCGGCGCGGCCATCCGCGGCAACGTGCAGCCGCAGCTTCGCGTCTACATGAAGCTCGATGGTCTGAACAAGGTCGATGACTCGCTGTACCTGGCCGAGTTCTATGAGGTCGTGTTGACGCCGTCGGGGGAGTTCGACTTCATGAAGGACGACTGGAACTCGATCGAGCTCACCGGCAAGCTCAAGACGCCGCCGTCCAAGAGCGAGCCATTCGTCATCCGCCAGCGCTGATGCCCCGGCCCGGCTCGCGCCGGGCCCGCCCGCACAGCATGTGCCGCAGGCTGATCGCAGCTGCTGCGGCGCACATGGCAACGCAGCCGACGGCCATGCCCACAGGGGCCCAGGCTGGCCAGCGTCCAAAGAAGGCGACGGCTGCGCCGATCGCCAGAACCACCGCCGCTTGCAGCATGCTGCAGCGGCCCGAATTCGTCGCGCGCATGGCGCGATCCTAACCCCAGCGTGGGAGCACCGGCGGTGACCGACCCCAAGATCCGATACGACATCGAGGCCAACGCCACGGGCGGGCAGTCCGTCCAGGCGCTGGCGGCCGATCTCGAACGGCTCGATGCGTCCATCGACCCCGCGCTGGCCGAGCGCGCCCGCGGCGTCGCTGGTGAGTTGCGCACGCTGGGCGAGCAAAAGACATCCATCGCGGAGTTCGTCCGCCTGAAGGATGCGACCGCAGCGTCGGCCGCCGCCCTGCAGCAGGCGCAAGGCGCCATCGCGGCGCACAAGCGCGAGATGGCCGCGTCGGTCGAGCCCACGCGCGCACAGATCGGGCAACTGGCCAAACTCATCGACGCGGCTCGCGCAGCCAAGACCGAGCACTCCGCCAACGCGACATCGCTCGAGATGCATCGCCGCGCGATGATCGCCGCAGGTGTCGAGACCGAGGGGCTGGCTGGAAAGAAGGTGCTGCTGACCCAGCGCGAGCGCGAGCTCGTGCAGCTCGGGCGCAGCATCACCGGCTCGTACCAGGACCAGGCCGCCGCGTCGGCCGCTTCCGCGGCGGTGCAGTCGCGATCGCACCGCCAGATCGGTGATGGCGTGCAGTCGATCTCGCAGCAACTGCAGCGGCTGCAAACCCTGTCGCTGGCGGCCATCGGCGGCAATGCGTTCACGCAGATGGCCTTCGATGTGGCCAAGACCGCCGACGCCTACAACGGCCTGGGCGCGCGCATTCGATTGGTGACCGGAGAGGGCGCGGAGTTCGCGTCGGCCTTTGAGGGCGTCTATGACGTCGCGCGCCGCACCGGTGTGGCTGCTGAGCAGACGGGCACCCTCTTCACGCGCCTGGCGCAGGCCGGCAAGCAAATCGGCTTGGGCAATCAGGAAGCGCTGGCCCTGACCGAAACCATAAACAAGGCCATCCAGGTCAGCGGTGCCAGCGCGCAGGCGTCCGACGCGGCCGTGACGCAGCTCATTCAGGGCCTGCAGGGCGGCGCGCTGCGTGGCGAGGAATTCAACTCCGTGATGGAGCAGTCGCCACGCCTGGCTCAGGCACTGGCCGACGGGCTGGGCGTGACCACGGGTGAGCTGCGCAAGATGGCGCAGGCCGGCGCCCTGACCAGCCAGGTGGTGATTGGCGCCCTGCAGGGCCAGGCCAACATCATCGAGTCCGAGTTCTCGAAGCTGCCGCCTACGGTGGGCCGCGCGCTGTCAGCGCTGCAAACGTCGTGGCAGGAGTACATCGGCCAGACCGATCAAGCCTACGGCGTGACGGCGACCGCGGCCAAGGCCATCACGCTGGTGGCGGACAACCTGCAGGGCTTGGGTACCGCGCTGGTGGCGGCTGGCCAGGCCTGGCTTGGGTTCAGGGCGCTGGACATCGCATCGACGCTGCTCAGCCACGCCAGCGCAACCGGCGCGGCCACCGTCGCTACTGCCGCCGGCACCGCAGCGACTACGGCCAACACGGCGGCCAAGGCGGCCAACACCGCGACCATTGCGGCCAATTCCACCGCGCAGGCCGCCAACGCCGTGGCGGCGCGCGCGTCGGCTACTGCCACAGCGGCGGCCACTGCCTCCACCGCCACGGGCGTCGCCGGCATCCTCGGGACAGTCGGACGGCTGGCCGGGGTCTTCGGGGCTGTCGGCGTGGCCGTGGCTGCGTTCGGCGGGCTCGCTGTCGACGCATTCAAGGCCGCCGGCACGTGGATTGGCGAGGGCATCGCCAAGCTGCAAGGCTATCGAGATGCCACGACCGATGTGGCGTCGCGGGAGAAGGCGCGGGCAGAAGCCGCCAAAGCCGCAAAGGCTGCGCAGGCCGAACTCGACCAGCAGACCGAGCGCGCGCGCGATGCCGCCTTGGGGCTGTCCGAGCGGTCAAAGGCACTCGTGGCCGACTTCCAGGAAATGCGCCAGAAGGGCAAGGCGACGGCGCAGGCGCTGGCGGAGCTCGCCAAGTCGCTCGACCTTGGTTCGCTGCAGGGCATCGCCGACGCCGGGGCCGCGCTCGACAAGCTGCGGGTCATCGGTGAGGCGTCGGCCGAGGACGTGCAGCGCGCCTGGGCCCTGGCGCTCAACGGGCGTGATCTGCGTGCATTCGAGACCCAGGCGCGCGCGGCATTCTCGGGCTCGGCCAATGAGGCCGAGAAACTCGGCGGCGCGATCGCGGCGATCGCTGACGAATCGTTGCGCCGCGCCGGCACCAGCGTGGAGGAATTGCGCACCGGTTTCAGTGCCGCCATGACCGGCGCGATGAACGATACCGACGCTTTGTCCAAGACGCTCGACGACCTGGGCATCACCGGCACGCGAGCTGGCGAGTTGCTGGCCAAGAGCCTGTCGAAGGAAATCGAGGCCGGCAAGACAGAGGCGGCGCTCAAGCAGGTCGAGCAGCGAGTGATCGAACTGACGAAGCGCTTCCCCGAGCTTGGCGCAGAAGGGGCCGCGGCCCTCGCCAAGATCCGGGCCAAGGCCGACGAACTCAAGCCCGGCATAAGCTCCCTCGCCGAAGCGTTCAAGACGCTGGGCCTCAAGAGCCGTGAGGAGCTCACGCTGACCGCCGACACGTTCCGGCGCGCCTGGGAGGTCATTCGCGACAACAACGACGCGACCATTCAGCAAAAGATCGCCGCCTTCCAGCGCTACCACGCTGCGGCGGTCGAGGCCAACGGCGGCGTCGAATCGTCCGAGCTGAGGCTGCAGCGCCAGATCATCGAGACTCAGGCTCGCGTCAAGGGTCTGGGAGAAGAATACGTCCGCTCGATGAGCAAGGCCGAGCAGTCGACCCGCGCCGTCACCCAGGCCCTGACCGAGCAGCGCAACGCCGCCGCCGGCAGCTTCAGCGGTGACTCTGGCAAGTACAAGCTCGACCCAAAAGGCGGCGACAAGGTCGCGGGCGACCCCTATGGTCGCACCCAGGCGCAGATCGACGCGCTGGCCGGCAACACGACGGGCGTCGACAACTCGCTGCCATTCGTGCTGCGCGAGAAGTACCAGGCGGGAACTCTGACCCCGGGCGACCTGGCCGCTGCGCTGGCCGCGCTCTCCGCGGCGAAGGAGTCGGCCTACCTCACCGGCTCATCGCAGTTCTCGTCGTTCGCCGCGGTGCCGGACGCCCAGCAGTGGGTCAACACCCTGCAGCAGATCGTCGACTCCCTGCAGTCGCCCAGCGTGAACCCCGGCACCGGCGCCGGCGCTGGTGGCCTGGGCGGTGGCAATGGCACGTCCAGCGGCACCGTACGAGGCGGGGGCGGCGGTACCACGGGGACCTCGGCGGCGGGGTCGGCTGCGGCTACCCCCGTGGCCAGCTCGAGCAGCGGCAGCGCGCGCACCATCAACATCAACCTGAACGGCCAGACCACCCGCGTGACCGTGGCCAGCGACACTGATGCTTCCGCCCTGGAGTCGCTGCTGGCACAGATAGGCGCCGCGGCTGCGCGCGCCGGAGCATGAGCACATGGCCATTACCCTGACCGTCGGCGCGACAACCATCAACCTGCCGGCGGACCTGCTGTGGGCTGACGAGTTCGACTGGCTCCCCGTCGAGCAGACCGAGCGGCGAACCATCACCGGGGCGCTGGTGGTGAGCTCGGCTGCCAGGCTGGGCGGGCGGCCGATCACCCTGCAGCCCGAGCGCGACGACTGCGCCTGGTGCGCCCGCTCGGTGCTAGAGCAGGCGCAGGCCTGGGCGTCGACGCCCGGCCAGGAGTTGACCCTGGTGCTGCGCGGCGTGACGCGCACCGTCATCTGGCGGCACAGCGAGCGCGCCATCAGCTCCACCCCGATCGTGCACTACGACGACACCGACCCAGGCGACTACTACCTGGCCACCTTCCGATTCCTGGATGTGACCCCATGACGATCCTCGCAGGCGATATCAAGCTGGTGGCAAGCCAGGTGATGTCCGACGTCCCCAGTGGCGGCGGCGCACCTACCCCCACCATCATCGCGGACGCGGTGCAAAACGCGATCTTCCCGGACATCAGCGAACTCGACCGCGCTGGCGGGCGCGTCAATCTGCGCAAGGTGTTCGCCCACGTGCAGACCGCCAACGTCGACGGGCTTTTCGGGGCGAACGTGATCGTGGCATCCGGGCCGACTGACCAGAACGTGAGCGTGACGATCTTCTCCACGGGCGATGTCTTCGATCAGCGATCCGACGCGGCCAACCGCGTCGAGGCATACCTGAACGCCGGCCCCGAAGGCCCGTGGTTCCTCTACGAGAACCACATCACGGGGCAGCGTGCGATCCAACTGATGTGCCGCACCAATGTCGAGCCGCCTCCCGTCGGGCGCACGCTGCTGCTGCGCAAACGCGAGGGCTACGAGGACCAGACCGAGCAGTACGTGCGCCTCACCCGCGTGCAGTACGAGGAACGCACCTACAGCTACGCAGTGGGCGCCGAGTACGTCGACTATGTCGCCAAGGTCTGCACGTGCGACATCAGCGACGCACTGCGCTACGATTTCCCAGGCACCGCTGCCAATCGGTCGTTCGCGCGCGGATCCGACAAGACCATCACCCGCGACACTGTCGTGGCCGATGCGGCGACCTACTACGGTGTGACGCCGCTCGACGTGGCGATCACGACGGGCGACGCGGTGGCGATGGTCGAGTCGGTCTACTCGCAGCTCGTTCCCAGCGCGCAGACCGAGACGTCGATCCTGGACCAGCGACATTCGACCGCGTACCTGCACACCCTGGCCACCTCCCCGCGTGAGGTGGTGGTGGGCGGCGCCCCGTTCTCGCAGCGTGTGCGGGTGGGTCAGGAAAACCGAGGGTACAACTACGTCACCATCGTGTCGCCGCTTCCTGCGCCCGGCAGCGTGCGGGTGACGTTCCGTGCCCTGGGCAACAACTACTCCCTGTCCGACGACGGCCTGGGCAACCTCACCGGCAGCGGCAGCGGCACCGTCAACTACCTCACGGGCAGCATCAGCGTCACGCTCGAGGCATTGCCAGACGACAGGTCGGCCGTGATGTTCTATTGGGGCCCGAAGACCGCCTACACCGACCGCTCGGGCGCCACCGGCTACCGCATGCCCGAGTTCGTGTTTGATCTGGCGCACACGGGCGTGACCCCCGGCAGCGTGTCGATCACGTGGACATCGGGCGGGGTGGGCAAGACCGCGACCGCGAACAGTCAGGGCGTTCTCTCAGGCGACGCCACCGGCAACGTCGTGCACATGACCGGCCTCGTGCATCTGCGGCCAACGGCCATGATCGACCCGGGCGGCCAGTTCCAGATCGACTACACGTGGGCGACCGTGGTCGAAGAGGCGAAGACCGGCCTCACGCCTGACGGCACCGGCACCGTGGCGTTCACGACGGTGAGCGAGCCGACGCCCGGCACGCTGGAGGTGCAGTGGATGGTCGCGCGCGAGACGTCCGAGTCATCGGGCGTCACGTCGTCACGCGGCAATGCGACCAAGGCCAGCGGATCCGCGACGTCGGTCGCGATGGTCGACACGACAAAAACCTACCCGACGTGGACCAGCGACGTGTCGGCTGCGTACTCCGCGCCGGTCGAAGAGGTGACGGTGCAGAACCTGCACCCGGGCGCACCGACGTACCAGTATTTCGCGGACGGCGCTTACGTCGTTACCACTCGGTCGCCGGTCGTGTCGACGAGTTCGTTCTCGTCGAGCGACTCGTCGATGTACTCCGAGACGTCGTCGCAGTCGAGCAAGGCCAGCGTCACGGTCGCCAAGTTGGTGACTGACGACGGCGCGGGCGCTTTCTTCGGGGCGCTGGGCACCGCGAACTACGTCGGCAAGTCCTACACCCTCAAAGTGCAGGGCGATTGGACGGAGACGGCGTTCTCGAGCAACTTCGAGGACGCCGGCACGTTCGAGTCGCTGAACGCCACGAGCGAGCCGACGGCCACGGTGGGCGGCGGCACGCCCCCGACGACAACCGAGGGCGGCGGCGGCAGTACCTCGGCAAAAGGCGGGTCTTTCGGGTCGGAGGCGCAGAAAGAGGTTTTCGGGACGAACAGTCTGGTGGTGCGCTACAAGACCGGCTCACCGACCCCGACGGCGCATAGCGAGAACTACACGCCCCCCGGCGTGACCATCGACCTGTGCCCCTACACGACGGACATCATCGTCCCCGGCAGCGTGAAATTCACGTGGATGGGCACGGTCTACGAGGACTATGAGGGCATCCTCTACCGCGGTCGCACCGTCGGGGATCCCGGCATCGTGTCGGGGGTGGTCAACTACACCTCGGGCGTGGCGGGCATGAGCGACTACGTGGTCAGCGGCTCGCCGACATCACTCACGGTGCAATCCCTGTGGACGCGCAAGGCGCGCGAGCACATCGCCAATGTGACGTTCTCGACGTCGCTGGCGCCAATCAAGCCCACTGGGCTCACCGTGAGCGTGCTGGACGTCGAGGGAGTGCAGTTGTTGTCGACGGCGAACCTCGCCGGCGAAGTGACTGGCCCGCACACGCACGGGAAAATCGACTATGAGTCGGGCCTGGTCGAGATGCAGTTCGGCGACTACGTGCTCGACTCGGGGCTGACCGCCGAGGAGAAGGCTCAATGGTGGTACGACGCCGACAACGTGCGGACGGGCGACGGCAAGATTTGGCGCCCGTGGCCGGTCGACCCCGAGACCCTGCGGTACTCTGCGGTGGCCTACTTCTACCTGCCGCTGGACGCGTCGATCCTGGGCTTGGACCCGGTTCGCCTGCCGCAGGATGGCCGCGTGCCGATCTTCCGGCCAGGCGGGTTCGCGGTTGTCGGCCACACCGACACGGTCGCGCCGGCCACCGTCACGAACGCCCAGGTGGTGAGCTGCGGCCGAGTGCGGCTGTCACGGGTGCGGGTGATCGGCAACGACGGGTTGGTCATCAACACCGGGTACACGACAGACCTCGATGCAGGCACTGTCACGTTCGTCGACGTGTCGGGCTACTCGCAACCCGTGACGGTCGAGCACCGCATCGAGGATATGGCGATGGTCGCCGAGGTGCAAATCAATGGCCGGCTGTCGTTCACGCGGCAGATCAGCCATGACTACCCGGTCCCCGGCAGCATGGTATCGAGCGCGATGGTCGTCGGGGACATGGAAACCTACGTGCCGACCATGTTCGACCAGACGACGTGGACGTCGGTCTGGTCGGATGCGCAGATCGGCGGGGCCGCCACCGGCACGTTCAACGCCATTTCGTACCCGATCGATCTGACGAACACCGGCACGGTGACCGAGCGGTGGCTGATCCAGTTCACGAACACGACCACGTTCCAGGTGATCGGCGAGCACGTGGGCGTGATCGCCACGGGGAACACCAGCACTGACTGCGAGCCGACGAACCCCGCGACGGGCACGCCGTATTTCTCCATTCCAGCGCTGGGCTGGGGCGGCGGCTGGAGCATCGGGAATTGCCTGCGCTTCAACACCGTCGGCACGATCGCGCCGGTGTGGGTGGCCCGGACGATCCAGCAGGGTCCCGAGACCGTAGACCAGGACGAGTTCACGCTGCTCATTCGCGGCGACGTCGATCACCCATAACCCGAGGGCAACATGAGCGCAACCTCCGTCAAGTTCTACCACTCACAGATGACCGGGGCCGCGGTGCTGACCGGGCAGGCCGGCAAACTCATCGACGTGCTGGACGCCGTGCTGGTCAATGGCTGGGGGCTGGCGACCGTTGACTCGGTCGTCATCGCGTCCGGGGTGGCCACCGTCACGCGTGCGGGCGGGCACCCGTTCGAGGTGGCGGGCGTGGCGTTGATCGCCGACGCAACCGTCACTGGCGGCACCATCAATGGCGAACACCGCGTGCTGTCGACCACGGCCACGACGTACACGTTTGACGCCACTGGGCTTGCGGATCAGACCGCAACGGGGACGATCACGCACAAGGTGCCGCCGCTGGGCTGGGTGAAGGCGTACAGCGGGACGAACCTTGCGGCGTACAAGAGCGGCGATCCGGCGTCAACGCTGTGCTTGATGCGCGTGGATGACACCGGCACCAGCAACGCTCGCGTCGTCGGATACGAGACGATGTCGGACGTGAACACCGGCACCGGGCCGTTCCCGACCGCGGCCCAGGTGTCGGGCGGTACGTACTGGCCGAAGTCCTACACCACTGATGCCACGGCCCGCTACTGGCAGATTGTGGGCGACGAGCGCACGTTCTACATGCAGACCGTGCACAGCGGCTCAAACAATGCTTGCGTGTCGGCGTTCGGGGACATTCTGAGCCGCAAGGCGAGCGATGCGTACGCGTGCACGCTTCAGGCACCGGGATCAAACATCGTAAGCTCCGCCCCGTCGGGGGCGTCGTGCATCTACGCTGGCAACTCGTCGGGATCGCAGTGGGTGCCACGGCAGGCCAGCAACATCGGGTCATCTGCGGCGGTCTATCGGTTCCCCGTGTCGCCGACCGCTCCGCAGTCGGCAATGAGTGGGAGTTCGGCGTGGTCCATGGCGTACCCCGACCCCGTGAACAACGCACTGCTGGTCGCCCCCGTGTCAGTCGGGGAGGGCGCGTCCGGGGTGAACTGGCGGGGCACCTTGCCCGGCCTATGGTACGTGCCGCAAAACGTCGTGAGCGCGGCAGTGTTCGCAAAGCGCGACAGCGTGACTGGCGTCACCGGGCTGACCGGCCGCACGCTCAAGGCCTTCGTCGACTCAGGGTCTAGCGCGGTTGCCCTGTTCGACGTGACCGGCCCCTGGAGGTAGGGTAGATGGCGCAGACCCACACAGCCGCCAACGTGGTCGATCCGCTGCCGATCGCGGTGGTGTCGCCGGGCGTCACGCTGACGAAGACCGTGGTTTCCGGCCCCGTCGAGCCGTGGCGCTTTCATTGTGGACTCGGGCGCATCGACGGCACCGTCAAGGTCGACTCGTCGCCAGACTACCCGGTGCACCGCAAGGTGCGGTGCTTCCGCGACCGAGACGCGGTGTGCGTGGGTGAGACGTGGAGCGACCCAGTCACGGGGGCTTATTCGTTCGAGTACGTCGACCCGGCGGAGCGCTACACCGTGCTGGCCTACGACTACACGGGGGCTTACCGCGCCGTGGTCGCCGACAACCTCACCCCGGACCCGATGTAATGGCGCAAGTCGACATTTCTACCGCGCATAACGAGTGGCGTCTCCAGGGGTCGCTCGATTTCATCGACGACGGCCCGTCTGCCGGGCGCATCGAGGTGTACGACGGGATCAAGCCGCCGCCAGGCGACGCGGTCACCACGCAGGTCAAGCTGTTTGAGTTCGTGCTGACGTCGCCCCCGGGCAGCGTCATGTCAGGCACTGCAGACGTGACTGCCGCGGGCGTGGCGATGGTGCTCGCCACCGGCGCGCCCACGTGGTCGCGTTGGATCAATGGGAGCGGCGCATGGGTGCAGGACACCGATGCCGGCGGCCCGGCCAGCAGCGCGGCGGTCAAGGTGTCGGCGGCCACAGTCTACGCGGGCGGCGAGGTGTCGCTCACCTCCGCTGTGATGGGGTGATGGGTGCCGACCGTCGCGCTGCTGTTCGTCGAGGGGCCGGCCAGCGGCCCGCCGGTCGACCTGCTGTTCGGGGCTGCGCCGGGTGGCTCGACGGACGCCACTGCGACGATCGAACTCACGCTGCCGCCGCCGACGCTCGCCGCGTGGGTGGCCGAGCACTGGACGGCCACAGTCAGCGGCGTGGCGCTGCCGGGGCCGACAGTGACGTCGGCCGTGTACTACGCGAGCCGCACCGACCGCCCCACCGTGGCCGCGACGCATGGGCAGTGGGGCGAGGCCGACGCGCGCGTGACTGGATCGGCCTCGTGGCATCGCCTGGGCGTTGCGTTGCGCACCGGTGCTGCTGCCGCCTACGGGCCGGCGTTTGGGGTGCGTGCCGCGCTGGCTGGCAGTTGGGGCGACGGCGATCGGGTGCGCCAGCAGCGCACGGGCAGCTACCGCGAGGCCCAGCAGGTGCAGGCAGGGCAGCGGCAGGCGCCATGGCGCGCGATGCTTCGAGACCGGCGGCCCAGCCTGGCGGCCCCGTGGGGACCGGCCGACGCGCGGCGCGTCTCGCGGTCGACGGACTGGCAGGAGCGCTACCGTGACCGCCGGCCCGCGATCCGCTCCCCGTGGGGCCCGGCAGATGCGCTGCGCCGCGGCACGACCGGATCCACCGGTACGGCGCTACCCGTGCGCCGGCCGCTCGATGTGGAGTGGCGCGAGGCGATCCGCCCGCCCGCGGGCATGTGGATCCCTCCCGTCGTGCCGCCCGGCGGCGGGTGCTACACGCCCGACGCCGATCTGCTGTTCCGCGCCGCGTGGTCGCTCGACACGGCGCTGCTGTTCACGTGCCGCGGTGAGGGTGGGGGCGGCGACCCACCGGTCGCGACCGTTGTTGTCCCGGTTCGAAGGGTGTACTACGTGATCAACACCGTTACGCTCGCGCGCGTCGATACAGGAGCGCCGATCCGAGCCGAAAACCTGCGCCTGTCCCTCGATGCAGATTCCTGGGCCTGGGGATGGTCTGCGTCGATCCATGCGGCCGACCAGTCGCTGGTCATGCCTGGCGTCGGGGGCGATCCGGCGCTGCTGGTGGCCACGATCAACGGCACGGCCATCCGGCTGCTGGCCGAAAAAATCGCTCGAGATCGCACGTTCGGGGCCACTACATTGCGCGTGTCAGGGCGCGGCAAGACCGCGCTGCTCGATTCGCCGTATGCCCCGGTGCTGCAGTTCGACAATGCGGCGCTGGCCCGCACCGCCGAGCAGCTCATGAACGACGCGCTGATGATCAACGGCGTTCCCATTGGCTGGTCGGTCTCGTCGTCTCTGACCGATTGGCTGGTGCCCGCCGGAGTCTGGTCGCACCAGGGGTCGCACATCTCGGCCGTGGTGTCCATCGCGTCGGCGGCCGGCGGCTATGTCCAGCCGCACGACACCGACGATGCCCTCATCGTGCGCCACCGCTACCCAAGCGCTCCGTGGGACTGGGGCGCGCTTACCCCGGACTACGAGATCCCGGCCGATGTGGCCACGGTCGAGGGCATCGAGTGGGCGGACAAGGCCGAATACAACCGCGTGTTCGTCGCCGGCCAGGCTTCGGGCGTGCTGGGGCAGGTGACCCGCGGCGGGACTGCGGGCGATGTCATCGCCCCAATGGTGACCGACCCCCTGATCACGCATGCCGATGCGGCTCGCCAGCGAGGTCGCGCAATCTTGTCGGACACCGGCCGCCAGGCGCTCGTGCAGCTGCGCATGCCAGTGCTCACTGCAACCGGAATCATCCGCCCTGGCGCACTGGTGCGCTACACCGAGGGCGCAACCAGTCGGCTCGGGCTGGTGCGCGGCGTGAGCGTCGAGCACCAATGGCCCGAACTCTGGCAAACCATCGCGGTGACGACCCATGGCGACTAACCTCTATGTGCAGTTCCGGCGACTGCTGCCCACGTATCCACTGCAGGCGGCCGAGGTGATCTCAACTGCGGGCGGCCAGGCGGTGGTCGAACTGCCTGGAGGCGGGCAGATGACCGTGCGCGGTACCGGATCCATCGGCGCCATGGTCTACGTGCGCGACGGCCTAATCGAGGGGCCCGCGCCGACGCTCCCGGTCGAGTTGATCGACGTCTGACCCCATGCGACACATTAGTTGCCCTGGCGCGCTGTTCGCGCGCTAGGATTCCTGCGCGCGCGCGAGGCGCGCGAGCGACACCACGACAAGGAGACTGCCCGATGCCAATCGAGTTCGACCCCGAGCGCGCCATGCGCAGCCCGTGGGCCGCGGGCGCGCTTGGCAGCGTCGTGGCCCTGAAGTTCGCCCCGGGCATGACCTGGGGCGAGCGGGCGTTCAACGTGTTGTGCGGGGCGCTATCGGCCGGGTTTGTGGCGCCGCCGCTGTGCGAATACCTGCATCTGACCAGCGCCATGGCGCAGTCGGGCGCCGCGTTCCTCGTCGGGCTGTTCGGGCTGAGCCTGGCGGCGGCGCTGGTCGAGGCCGTGCGCGTCGTGGGGTGGGGGGACGTGATCCGTGGCTGGATTTCGCGGAGGTGATGTCGTGGCTGTCGTGTCTACCATCAACGTCGTCGCCTGCCTGGCCATCGCCTGCGCGATCACGTGGGCCGTCATGTCCTCGTCAGTGCAGGACGGCCTCGTCATCAAACTGGGGCTGATCTGCTGCGCTTTGGGCTTCGTCGGCACCGCGGCATCGATCGCAGACGATCGCATGTGGGCGCTCAACAATGCGTTGTTGCTCATCCACGGTGGCGCAATCGTGGTGGCCGGCGGGTACTGGCTGCGGCAGCGCAAGCGAGCGCGACTGCACCGGCGACGTAAGTCGGACCGTTCACACTTGCGTAGCGTGGGTGCCGCGTGAGCGCCCCGCTGCCCGACCCCGCGCTACCGTGGCCGATCCCGCTCGAGGCGGTCGCCCTGATCGCGGAGAGCGAAGGGCTGCGGCTGCGCGCGTACCGCTGCCCGGCCGGCGTCTGGACGATCGGATGGGGCGAGACTGACGGCGTGCACCCTGGCGACACATGCACGCGCGAGCAGGCCGACCGTTGGCTGTGCGAGGACGTGACCGACCGCGCCCGCGCCGTGCGAGCGCTGTGCACTGTCGAGCCGTCGCCGGCCGAGCTCGGGGCGCTGGTCTCGCTCGCGTACAACATCGGCCTGGCCGGGTTCCAGCGCTCGACGGTGCTGCGTCAGCACAACGCCGGCGACCGCGAAGCCGCGGCGCGCGCCTTCGGTCTATGGGACAAGGCGCGCGTCAACGGCGTGCTAACCACGCTGCCCGGTCTGACAGCGCGCCGCGCCCGCGAGGCTGCGATGTACCTGCAGGGCGACGCGGACCCAGCGCCGATGCCGCAGGCTGTCGAGGCCGAAACGACCCTTGCCACGAGCCCGATCGCGCGCGGCGGCGTGGTCGCGGCCGGTGCTGGGGTGATCGAGGGCCTGCGCCAGATCGGCGAGAGTGTGGGCGGCATCCGCGGGCCGCTGGACGCTGCGCGCGGCGTGTTGGTCGACACGCTGGGCGTGCCGCCTCAGTGGATCTTGCCGGCGGTGTTGATCGCCGCGGGCGTGTTGGTGGTGCGCTGGCGTCTGACGCAGCGGCGCGAGGGGCGGGCGTGATACCGCTGGCGCCGGTCCTGGGCGTCTTGCGCGCCGTTCCGGTGTGGGCCTGGGCACTGGCCGCCTGCCTCGCCTGGGGCGGTTGGCAGCGGCACCGCGCCACCTCCGCTGCCGCCGCGCTGCAGCACGCCCAGGCAGCGGCCGCCGCCGAGCGCGAGACCGCGTTGCAAGCGTCCATCGCCGAGACCCAGCGCCGCTTGAAGGCGCAACAGGAGATTGCCCATGCTGCTGACCTTGCCGCGTCTCGCGCGCGTGCTGACGCTGCCGCTGCTGCCGATGCTGCTGGCCGCCTGCGGCAGCGCATTGCCGCTGTCCAGGCCAACGCCCGCGCCAGCCATCCCGCCGCTGCCGGCGCAGGCGCGGCAGACCGACTCGGCGACGCACTCGCAGCGTGCGCAGACCAGTATCGAGGCGTGGCTGCAGCCGCAGACCGCGCCATTGCCGCCGGGCTCGCCTGCGAGCGCGCCTACGACTCGTTGACCGGGGATACCAATGAGACTACGAGATGAACCGATCGTGACCCGGCTGGTTGCTGCCGCCGCGGCGTGCGCCATCTGGCTGATGTGGGCGTTGCTGTGGCCTGGCGTGGCCCAGGCCCAGGCATCCGCCCCGGCCAGCGCCTGCCCGGCCGGCATCGACTGCGGCAGCGCCTGCGGTGCGGCTGCTACGGGCAAGCGCGTCGGTACGGCCGAGCCGGTGTCGCTCGCTGCGTCCGATGCCGCGGGGCTGGAGGTCGGCCCCGACGGCTACTGGCGGCACTGCGTGCTCGTGCCGACCCCGGGCACGGCCTGCGGCGCCGACGGCGTGGGAATCTCCCCGACCGGCGGCACGTATCGTTGGGCGCGGCCTGGCTGGCGCGTGGACGACAACGGCCGTTGGGCCGAGTGTGACCGCCCGTGCCTGGCCCCTGCAATGACTCCGCGGCCGAAGGCGTGGACTGTCGACGGGCGCACATGCGTGGGCGACCCCGACCGATCGCTTGCACATGGGCAAACCGGCTACTGGGCGCAGTGGGACGGCTCGATGCGCGGGCAGCACATCGAGCGCTGCGACGACGGCGTGCGCCGGGTGACCGGCCAGACATGCGCGCCGGCCATGCAGTGCGACACCGCCATCACGGTGATGCGCGATGGCCGGACGTACAGCTACAACGGGCGCCGGCAGGGCGCCGAGGTGCCGCTGGGCGGCTACGCGCAGGCCACCGCCGCAGACGGCACGACGCTGCGCGTGCGGTGCGATGCCGGGCGCTGGGTGGTCGCGCCACAGTGCCAGCCGCCGCACCAGTGGGTGCAGCAGTACACCCGCGATCGACGTGTCTACCGCGGCGACGCACCGGCCCTGAATCCGGGCGAGCGGGTGACGCTCACTCAGGTCGAGGGGAGCATCGGCCCCGGAGGCAAGCCGCGCACCCGCGTGCTGGAGTGCGGCGAGGATGGGCGGTTGACCACGCGGGTCGGGCTGTCGGTGCCTGCGCCGCATGTGTCGCGGCAGGGCGATGCCCGCGTGGGCGCTGCGAGCTGGCCGGGGCGGTAGTGGCTCACCGAGGCTGGAGCGCCGGCCTGACCCACTCGCGCCAGTCCTGCGCGCGCAGGTGGCCCGCGGCGCAGTGGGCGACGAGGAAGAGCTCCCACGCCGCGCGCGGCATCCGCCTGCGCCCGGCCTCCCAATCTTGCCAGGTGCGCGCGGTGGCGTACACCTCCGCCGCTGCCTGGGCCTGGGTCTGCAGTACGCCGATGCGGACATCGGCGATCAGCTCGGGCGGGGGGGATGCCGCCACCCGAGTCTTGCGGTTTGGGTGGTTGGTCATGCCGTCAACCGCGCCGCACCTCGACGACGATCGGCACCACGTGCCCGTAATACGGGTTGATGGCGCGCCCGGACGGTGCTGGTCCACTCCGCAACGAGCGCGCCTCGGCCTCTGCCGCGGCGCGGGTCGAGTGCCGCGTGACGGGGCCGGTGCGCAGCCCACTAAGTTGGTCGGCGCTGTTCGCCCGCGCCCAATGGACCTCGAAATGAATGGTGCTCATGTCGATTCTCCCTATCGATCAGATGGCTTCGTGTTTCTGGGTCTCGACGCAGCCGAGGTAGCCCAGGGCCGTGCGGAGGTTCATGCACGTGTGCCGCTCTGGCGAGCCAGCGCCGAACAGGCGGAGCGCATCGGTCGCCTGGATCGTGCCTTCGTCGTCGGCCGCATTCCACGCGGCGAGTACCTCGCGCTTGCTGGCTGTGCCGATGGCCATGCCGTAATGGCGAAGAACTTCGGTCGCTGTTGTCATGTCGATTCTCCCGCCCGCTTCCCGGGGCCCGGGTCGCAGCGGTATTGCTGCGATGGAGACACTATATCGCACGCAATGCGTGAGTGCAAGCGGTTTTCGCATAGGGAAAACCCGTGACAATCACGCTGGAGTCGATCCACGGCGCTGCGCAGATCGCGCGCGTCTATGAGACCGACCCAGCCGGCAGCATGCCGCCGATCGACGCCGTGTGCGTGCTCGAATGGGATGCGCCGCGCGTCGTGTGGGTGAAGGCCCTCAAGGGACGGCTCAGCCGGCGCACACTGCGGGAACTGCTGTGCCTGCTGGTCGACCTGGGTGTGCACACCGTGCGCGCTCAACGGGCCGAGGGGCACGTGCTGCCCGGGGGCGTGGACCAGGGGGATGGCACGGTGCGGATCGACGTGCGCGCGCTCGCGCATCGGTTCGCGTCGCCCGGCGCGAGTGCGTGGGCGGACGTCGAGTAATCTGGGTCGCGTGCCGCATGTGCGCACGTCCGGCCATCCCTGTGCCGGTTCTGTGCCGGGTCTAGGCCGATTTCCGTCGTGGCGCCGCGCGCAAGTCCTTGATTTCACACGCGCCGTGACGACCGGAACGTCTTGTGATTCTGGTCGTCGTGGGTTCGAGTCCCATCAGCCACCCCACCGAATTCCCCTCTGAGAGGGGCACTTCGGGGCCGGTTTCGTTGCCCGCCGCGCGCGACGGTTGTGCCAGAGTTGTGCCGGTGGCCGGCACGTTCCCGGCCCATTCCGCGATGTGGCTGAGCCCCAGGTGCGCGTAGCGCTGCACCATCGCGAGACTGGCCCAGCCGCCGAGCTCTTGCAGCACCGGCAGCGGCGTGCCGGCCTGGACGTGCCAGCTCGCCCAGGTGTGCCTTAGGTCGTGGAATCGCAGCCACGGCACGCCAGCGCGCTCGCAGGCTTTGCGCCATGCGTGATTGCTGACCTTTCCGGTCGGTCCCACCGCCTTGGCCCAAGCCCCGTCGTCGAGCCGCTGCCAGTGCTCGACCGGGAAGACCCAGCGCCTGTGCTGCCCCGTCTGGCTGGCGAGCACCGCCAGAGCTTCGGCGTTCAGCGGCACGGTATGCGTGCGGCCGGCTTTCATCTCGGCGGCCTCGAACCACGCCAGCGCGCGAGCTTGGTCGATCTGCTGCCACGTCAGCAGCCGGACGTTGCTTTCGCGCAACCCCGTCGCCAGCGCGAACCTGGCCATTGCCTGCAGGTGGGGGGGTAGCTCGGCGAGCAGGCCGGCCGCTTGCTCGCGGGTGAGCCATGCGACGCGCTTGGTCGGTTCGTCAGCCTTGGCGATCGGCGGCACCGCCGCGAGCCAGCCGCGGCGGTGCGCGTAGTGCAGGATCGCGCTGAGCTGAGCCATGTGGCGGTTGACCGTCGCGCCGCTGGTCGCCTTCGGCTCGGGCGCAGGCCGCTTGGCGGCGTGGGCGCGTGCGATCTCGCGGGCGTTGACCGGCTGTGCGCGGCGCGCCTTGACCAGCCGGCGGATCAGATCATCGGTGATCTCGGTCAGCAGCTTCCCCTGCAGGTAAACGCTGAGCCAGCGCAGCACGCGCTTGATCTCCTCAATGCTCTTGCGATGCTCGTGCTCGCCGAGCCATGCCACGACGGCCTGGTCCCAGGTTACGGACGGGGCTTCGCCGAGCCTCCTGGCGCGCCAGAGATCGCGCGCAAGGGTGGCGGCGTATTCCTTCGCCTCGGAGTGGTCCGAGGTGCCAGTGCTGCGTCGAGCGCGCTGGCCTGCGACCTCGCCGAGGTCAACCCACCACGTGCCTCGTTTGCCGCGCTGATAGAGCCGCATGGAGCCTCCCGAAATTTGCCGTACTGTTGCCGCAGCCAAGTCACGACGTCATCCTCGACGAGGACGAAAGCGCGGCCGACCTTGGCCGCCGGTAAGCCGCGATTGTGGATGCAGTCGCTAACCGTCTCCGCGGTGGTCTTGAGCACCGCGGCTGCTTCGTCCAGCGTGAGCGTGCGGCTCATGCGGGGGCATCCAGCGGACTGCGCACACCTCGCCCGCCCTGGGTCGCGGGCAGAACGTGGGTGTAGATCATCGTCGTTTCGACATCCGCGTGCCCCAGCAGGGTCTGAATCGTGCGGATGTCGTAGCCGTCCTGGAGCAGGTGAGTCGCGAACGAATGCCGCAGCGTGTGCGGCGTCGCCCGCTTGAGAATGCCGGCTTGGCGCACGGCGCGCGCCATCAGGCGCTGGATGCCGTCCTCGTGCAGGTGGTGCCGTCGAATCGCCCCGGTGCGCGGGCAGGTGACGTAAGCGTCGGTGGCGAACACCCACTGCCACCGGATGTCCTGGCCGGCGCGCGGGTACTTGGCGTGCAGGGCGTGCGGCAGTTCCACGTCGGCGCGGCCGGCGGCCACGTCGAGCTGATGCAGCGCGCGCCGCTGCTCGATAACTTCGCCAAGCTGGGATGCCAGCAAGCGCGGCAGCATGACGGTGCGGTCCTTGTTGCCCTTGCCCTCGCGCACGGTGATCGCGCCGGCCGCGAAGTCGACGTCCTGCACGCGCAGGCGCAGCCCCTCCATCAGCCGCATGCCGGTGCCGTAGAGCAACCGCAGCACCAGGCCGCGCACGCTGGACTGCGGGATCTGGCGCCACAGCCGCGCCACCTCGTCGCGCGTGAGCACCACCGGCGGGCGCTGCGCCTGCTTGGCGCGCACGATGCCGTCGACCCACGGCAGATCGACCTGGAGCGCTTCGCGGTACACGAACAGCAGCGCGGCCAGCGCCTGGCGCTGCGTGCTGGCCGATACATCCCGCTCGGTGGCGAGATGGCTCAGGAACTGGCCGATCTCCGGCGCGCCCATCTCGAGCGGGTGGCGCTTGCCGGCCCACAAGACGAACTGCCGCGTCCAATGCCAGTACGCCTGCTCGGTGCGGCGGCTGTAGTGGCGGGTGCGGATGGCGCTGACCAGTGCATGCCGCAGGTGCCCGGGCTCGCCGGGCTGCGGTACAGCCCCAGGCGCGCAGGTCGCAGCGCGGCGCGTAACGGCCGTACAGGTGGGCGGTGCGAGGGTGACGCTCATGGTGGAGCGGTGTTACGCCGCGGGTTTGGCGGTCGAATTCGCGTTGGGCGTCTTGCGGCGCGCCAGCTCTGCGGCGCACATCGTGATGGCGCGTCGAGTGGCTGCCAGGGCATCTGTGCCGTAGGGCTCCACCACTTCCACGCCGTCGCCTTCCTGAGCATCGTGGTCCCATACCGGCTTGCGCACGATCACCGAATGCTTTGGCTCGTCGTACATCGGGTACGCGGTCACCTGCAGCCCGATACGTACCGCCAGCACAAAAGCGTCTTCGTTGTTGGTCAGTGGGTTCCACGGCCGCTCGCCAAAGCCGCTCGGCATCACCCACGGATAGGCGTGGCCGTTGGCCTGTGCTGCACGCATCAACAGTTCGTCTTTCATGCTCAATCCTTCTCGCTTCGGACCCTGCCGCCCAACTGGTCGGTCGAGGCGACGCCTTGCGGCGTCGCGGTTGTGGTCTGCGAAGGCTGGTGCGCCGCAAGGCGCGCCTCACCTCCAACGTTAGGCCTCAATGCTTCCGCACCAGGCCCGAGCGGAACTCTTGGCCGTTCGGGTCGATCACGATGAACTCGCCGTTCTCCACCCGCACCTCAACATCGACACCGGTCGCGCTCTTGAACAGGCGCTTCACCCCTTCGATGCCGTTGTCACGCGGCAGTGGCGGCTTTGGGCATTCGCCGCTGTAGCCGTGGAACTTGAACATCTCTTCGCCTTGCGGCATTGGTTCTCCGCACAATTCGCACTTGCTCATCTCGTACCTTTCCGCCAGGCCTCGCCCGGCTCGTTGAAAACGCCCACCCTTGCGGGTCGGCTTGTGGTTGTGGTCAGGCCCTGGGCTTCGCGCCACAGGCCTAACACGTTGGTCAAGGGGACGTCCACAAGTGGCCGCCCCTTACCGCTGGGGTTAAGCGTCAACCGGCACGACAAAATGGCGCGTCCAGTCGGTGTCTCGCGGGGCCGACTTCTTAACCAGCGCCACCAGTTCATCGAAATGCTTTTGCGCTTCGTTCACCTTGTTGCGTGCGTCGGTTTCACTGTTCCGAGCGCGTGCTGTCAATTCGCACATCCGGCCAAGGTAATCCTGTGCCGAAGCCACAGCAGCCACAGCGTTTGCAAGTTGTGTGTTCAGGCTCTGCTTTTGTTCACTCATATTCGTGTCCTTTGTGTGTATTAAAAACTCGGTTTAACAGGGCAGTCGAGCGGGACGCTACGCGCCCCTCACTTCTGCGTTGGGCGTCACGATTGCGCGTGCTGATCGCACTGTCGGTATTCGTACCGCTCCAGGCTCATGGCGAGGCGCAGCGCCATCGCAGCAGTCTGAATGGCTTCCGCCCTTACCTCCTCGGGCGTCGTCTTGTGCGGCTCGTAGGTCAGTTGCAGCATGGCCTTTGTCAGCTCGCCGTATTCCTCGCCCAGTACAGCCAGGGCGTGCAGCGGGTCGGTAGGCCAGGTCGGGAACTTCACCGTGGCTCGGGCCACTTCAGCGGTAATTTGGTCAATAACGTTCATCTTTTTTTGCTCCTTTGCTTTATGTGATCTAGGTCGTGGTCCTGAACCGTCGCAACTGGGTTGCACCTTTGATTGGCTGAGTGTTTTCCGCCGCAGTAGGGGCATTTCGTTTTTGTTTCAGGCTTGCGGTCAATGGTTGTCATCGCGGCTCGCGCCCAACTGGCGCATCAACCCGGACCGCCGCTACGCGGCGTCCGGTTATGCTGGTCGTTGGGCGTCATGCGCGTCGCCACTGCAGCAGCACAGCGCGTGATGGCGCGCCGGGTAGCTGCGCTCACGTCTGCGCCGTGCGCCTCGTGGCACTCGCTGTACTCCCCGTGCCACTCCATCGGAGCCAGCGCCGAAACGGCAGGGCTGTCGTCCTTGTGGTGGTGGCAGATCGACAGGCGCAATTCGGCGGCCAGCCGGTGTGCATCACCGTCGTCGGTGAGCTGGTCCCACGGTGTCCACCCTTCGGCGCATCGCCGGTGCGGGCGCTGGTGGATCACGCCGACATCTAGTCCCGCAGCGGAGCCAGCCATCAGCAGCAGGTCGGTATCTTGCTCGGTCATCGTCGTTCCTTTCGCTTCGGACAAAGACGCCCAACAGGTCAGTCAAGCGCGACGCCTTCGGCGCCGCTTACTTTGGCGTTAGGCCCCGAACCCGAGGCCGTCAGCCATCGCCAGCACCTTGTTGCCTAGGTCGGCTTTGTTCACGTAGGCAGCAATGGTGCGGTGCTGTCCGGTGCTCGCGGCGCACACCTCAACCGCGCATTCAACGGCGGCCCGCACAAGCGCTTCCACGGCTTGTGCGTCGTACAGCGTCACTAGCGCGGGACGGCACTTGCTGCGCCCGCTGTCTGCGCTCTCGTTCGCGCCAGCCATGTAGTTCAGCGCCGCGCGCTCGTCCAGCGTCGTGAACCCGCCGCCTCCGCACCCGTCATCGGCAGGCCACACACACGCCCACGCGCGGGGCCTAACAGGCCGCTCAACTTGACCCACCACGGCGGGCCTGTTGTCTGCATCGTTCATCTCGTTTTCCTTTGGTTGTGGCGCGCGCGCCGTGGCGGTCAAGTTAGCTTTGCGTTGGGCGTCTTGCTGTCATCGAAGCCGTGCTCAACGGCTCGCCAGTCGCCGCGCCTCGCTTCGCGCATGTCCGCCGCTCGGAACTCGGCCGTGCGCTGCCGGCGAAACTTGCGCGCCGCGTTCACGTCGGCGGTCAACGTCATGTTCACTTGGCAGGCCATGTAGAGCCCGGTGCTCTGGCCTTCCGGGGTGAAGTTCTCCACCAGCCAGGCGTAGATCATGAGTAGTCCTCGTCAAAGCTGCAAGGCACGGTCCACTGCTTGCCGCAGCGGTGGCACTCCACGATGTCGTGTTCGTCAACCACGCCGCAGCAGTCAACCGTGCGCGGCTCGGGGCAGCGGTGCGTGTGCTTCTGGCAAAGCTCGGGCTTCTCGGCATCGTGCAGGCTGCACCCGCCTTTGATCCGGCCGCCTTCGTATCGCTTAGGTGTGGTCAATCTTCACTCCTCCATGGGTCGCCACACGCACGTCATCGTGTCGTACTGGCTTCGGCAGTAGTCCCATACGGGTTGCTCGCACCACGGGCAAATCGGCGTGCCATCCTCTGCGCGCTCCGGCGCCAGCCGCCCAACAGGTCGGTCGAGGCGAGTGCCAACGGCATCAGCGCTCGTTGGCCCCGCGGGGTCCGTGGTGTCCATAGATCTCCTCGCCGTTGTCACCGCCTCACCTCTACGTTGTGCATCACGCGGCCTGCTCCAGCCGCTGTGGCCGCACGCGCTCGATGGCTTCCTCCATCGTCGGGTGCCGCTCGTGCATGGCTCCATCCCGCGTGTGCCGCTTGTGCAGCACCAGGCCAATTCGACCCGGACCGCTGCTGACGATTTCCACCCTCACGCATGCGTCGTGCGCCAGCACGACCAGCCGCGTCAGGTAGTCAAAGTCGAACGTCGAAAGCCGGTGGCTCTCCGAGTTGCACTTGATGCCTCGGCCCCAGGCGTAGATGCGTTCAGGCGCGTGGTGCTCTCCAAGAAACACTCTGCACAGCAGATCGAAGCACGCGCGCTGATCGTCGGTCATGGCGGCCTTCGTTAGTAGGTTCTGTTTGTCGCTCATGGTCTTACTCGCTTTGGAAACAGATGCACAACTGTGCGTTGAACCGGACGCCGAACGGAGTCCGGGCTTCGGCGGTCATCGGCGCGCGGCGCCGGTTAACTCCTAGTTAGATGGCAAGCGCGGCCTGCGCCGTGCGTGCCTGCTGTAGTGGTGCGTACTCTGGATTGAGTTCGCACCCGATCCATTGCCGGCCCAGCGCCTGCGCTACCTGGGCTGTTGTTCCCGACCCCATGAACGGATCGAGCACTACATCACCGGGCCGACTGCCTGCCAAGATGCAAGGCTCGATCAGCGCGGCATGGAACACCGCGAAGTGCGCCCCGCTGTATGGCTGAGTCGGCACCGTCCACACGCTACGGCGGTTGCGCCTGCCGGTGTCGTACTCGCTCTCGTCGCGGTCGGCGCGGTGCGTGCCCACGGTCTGCCCGGGTATCACTTCCGCACGCTTGCTGGCCTCGCGCTTGAAGCTGTCGCGCCTGCTGCGGTTTCCGGTGTTCGGCGCCTGGCCTGGCGCGGCGTAGCCCGGCCCCGTAAGGTCATGCAGGTTCTGGCCCACAGCCTCCTCCTTCATCGCCTCCGCGTCCCAGAAGTACCGCTCGCTCTTGGTCAGCAGGAACAGGTACTCATGCGCCTTGGTGCAGCGGTCGGCCACGCTCTCGGGCATGGGGTTCGGCTTGTGCCAGATGATGTCTTGGCGCAGATACCATCCATCGGCCTGGAGCGCGAAGGCCACGCGCCACGGAATGCCGAGCAAGTCCTTCGGCTTCGCTCCATCGTCGGGGCGCCACGAGGTCACCGCGGTGTTGTCGCCAGTGAACGCCGGGTGCAATTTGCTCTGTCCAGGGTCTCTGGTCTTCCTGCCGCCGTTGCTGTAGCTGTCGCCAAGGTTGAGCCACAGCACCCCGTCATCGGCCAGCACATCGCGCACCAGGCGGAACACCTCCACCATCGCGGCAACGTACTCGGCCGGCGTGTCTTCGAGCCCAAGCTGTCCAGGGTGCCCGTAGTCTCGCAGGCCGTAGTAGGGCGGGCTGGTCACGCAGCACTGCACGCGCACGCCCTGCGCCTTCAGGTCGCGCATCGTGTCGCGGCAGTCTCCGAAAATCACGCGGTTCATAGGTTCCTTCGCTTCGGCACCAGCCATCTAACTGGTCGTCATGGCTGTTGCCTTTGGGTGTGGTGGATAGGGTCGGGCAGGCGTCAGGCTGCTGGCTCCCCACCAGCCCGACAACGATGCAGGCCCCGGGCGTGGCATTGCCCGCCAGGGCCTGCGAGATGCGCTCGCGCGTGCGGTCATACGCCGCCGCGAACTCGCTGTAGCTGCAGCTTGCGAGCTGCAGCACGCATACGCGCACGAGCCAGTCGAGCGCGTCGATCTCATCTGCATACAGCGCGCAGCTGCCGCGCTCGGCGTGGCGCACGTGGGCATCGTGCAGTGCCCGCTGGGCCGCGGTTATCACGCGCTCGGCATCTGGCCCGCTGCCCAGGCCCATGGCCGCAAACGTCTCGGCCATGTTCGCCGCGTCGGCCAGCGTGCCCCAGTGCAGCCGCCACTGCACGCCGCAGGCCATCTCGCGGCGCGCCCGCTCGAGCAGCCGGCGCTGGCCCTGCACATCATCGTCGCTCAACTTGCGCGCGCCGTTGATCGCGATCTCCACCGCATTCAGGGCCCCAGCCCTGCGCGGGTGGTGCGCCCGCTGCCGTGCGCGCCTGCTCATGCGGCCACCTTGCCGCGGCGCTTGCCATGTGGGGCGGCGGCCATGCGCTCGCCCTGGGTCGCGGGCTGCAGCGGCGTGCCGTCCAGCAGCGTCACCCGGCCGTCTGGGTAATACAGCCGCTCGCCGCGCCGGCTCGGGTGCTGCATGCTGCTCATGCAGCCGGGGCGCATCACCGGCGGGCGCATGTCGCCCGTGCCCATCGTCATGCGGCGCTGGGCGCTGCTGGTCAGCAGGTCCAGGTAGCGCGGCTCCAGCTCGGGTGCGGCGGCCGACGGGTCGGCCCGGTACGAGTGCCGCACCGGCCGCCCGCTCAGGCCCTCGGCGCCTTCGGGCTCGTCAGCCTCGTCGTGGTGGCGGCGCCGGCTCATGCAGGGCTCCGCGCGCGCAGCGTGGCCATCAGCCGATTCACCTGATCGGCCAGCGTGGCGAAACTGCCGCCGTTATGCAGCGTGTGCGACACGGGCAGCGTGTCGGCGGCCCGCTCGCTGTCGTGCTCGCGCACGGGCTCGGCGTCGTCGCGCAGCACGCGCACCAGCACACCCCCGCGCTCGGTCAGCCAGGCCGCCTCGTTGTCATAGCGCACGTCACTCACCACCACGCTGTCGCCGATGGCCAGCACCGCATGCGCGCGGCGCGCCAGCACGCGCACCCAGAAATCCGGCGCCAGCGTGTGGCGGCCCCATTCGGTGCCCAGCGTCTGCGCCAGGTGGCGGTAGCTGTAGCCCAGGGCGGTGGGCTGCTCCTTCAGTCCGCGCTCGACGGCATGCGCGCCGTCGATGTCGGCCGCCTCAAACAGCGCGCAGATCATGTCCATCACCGGGTCGGCGAAGGCCATCTGCAGCATGCCGTACTCGGCTGCCAGCATGCCGGCCACGGTGGTCTTGCCGCTGCCGGCACGGCCGACCAGGCCGATCAGCAGCGGCGGCTCGGGGAGATCGTCGAAGAGGGTCATGGTGATGAGGGCTCAGGCCGCCACGGCAGCCAGGTGGGTCAGGGCATCGAGCGGCTCGATGAGCGAAACGTCGGTCAGATCCAGGTGCGTCGGGTCGCGCGCCAGGCGCCAGCCGGCGGCGTGAACCGCCACCCGGGCGCCCTTGGGCAGGCGGTGGGCGGCGGCGGCGCAGGCATGCTGCGCGGCATGCCCCGTGCCCATGCGCAGGCCGGCGCGGGCCTGCGGGCTGTGGGCGCCCATGCACACGCGCACCATCAGCCAGGCCGTGCCATCTGCCGCCACCGCGGTGTGCGCGGGCTCGGCCATGAAACCTTGCACGCGGATGTTCACGGCTGCGTCTCCAGCCGGTGCAGCGCCATTCGCACCTGCGCCGCTCGGGCGTACAGCGCCGCCTGCAGCAACGCGGTGGCGGCGTCGGTGGGCGCCACCAGCCCGGCCAGTTGGCGCAGCTGGATGATGTGCGTGCGCATCAGCTCGGCGCGCACGCGGCGCACGAGGCGCATGAGGCGGGCCATCATGCTGGACGCCCGCACAGGTTGGTGACGGGGCGGGGGCCTCGTGCACTGGGCGTGACCAACCCCCGTGCGCACGAACAAATGGCAACCGCCCCGCCGTCGGAACAGGGGGTGAGGGTGTGGGCTCCGCCGGTGCCCTGGTCTAACGCAATCACCGCTCGCTCCCGTACTGAGCCGCGTGGCGCACCAGGTGCGTGTCACCGGCCAGGGCGTCGGTTTCGGTGATGTCGTCGTCGTCGGTGGCCCAGCTCAGGCAGTACCACAGGGAGCCACTGGCGCATACTGCGGCCATGACGGCCAGGACCCAGGGCGCGTAGGCGGCTAGCAGGATGACCAGCAGCACGCTGCTGAGGTAGGCCACCACGGTGTGGCCGGTGTCGGTGGTGGGGTGCGCAGTCATGCGTCGCACTCCTGGCGGGCCACCAGGCGGGCGCGGTCGCGCCATGCGCGCATCAGGGCCATCGCGGCGGGGTGCGTACCGGTAGACCTAGCGGCAGTGATGCGGGCGAGAACTTCCTCGGCCTCGTCGATCTCAGGCGCCAGCGCGACAGGAGCGATGCGCCGAGCAGCAAAGACGATGCTCGCCAGTGCTAGCAGCAGTTGCGGCGCCTCGCCGATGAGTTCGGCATTCGCGGTGGCCTGCTCGATGCCAGGGCCGCCGCTGTACACCTCGGCGATCGACATCAGCTGCCCGTCGGTGCCGACGGCGGAAATGCTGCGGTCGCGTTCCAGGCGCCAGGGGCCTGGGGTGTGGGCGACGTGCGCCCGGGGAGTCGTGTGCACTGGATCCCTCCGCTGCGCCGGGGTGGCGCGTTGGGGGGATGATAAGGCGACGCCTTACGCAACGCAATAGGCGTCGCCTAACTTATTTCACCCGCCGGAGCCTGGCATCAAAACAGCCCCCAGCGTCGGTGTATGCACTCCACCGAGGTGGTCGGCTGTGAACTCCCTACGCCCGATCGAGGGGGCGCCCTTCCGCAATTTGACAGTTGTGAGACGCGCTTCGCGCGCGTTGAATGACCCTCAGGGCTCATCCGTGCGTGCCGGTTCGGTTTTGTTCGCCCGATCGAGGCGCGGCAGTTGGCGCGGCGGGGGCGATCGCGGACACGAGCGCGAGAATGTCCGCTACCACCTCATCTCGCGTTTCCGGGTGTTCGGGCAGGCTGTCGAGCCTGGCGCGCACCATCTGCCACTGGCCGACCGAAAGATCCCTCACTACCGTGGCGAACACGTGAAGCGCGTCGCCCAGGGTGGGATGGCAAGCGCTGGCGCAGTTGTCGCCCGGCGGCCCGGCGTCACGTCCGCCGGGGGCGTCCACCTGCGGGGTTATCGGGTAGCGCTCCAGCCCCCAATGGCGCGGGCCAACGTCGGCGGCAAAGTACGCCCAGAGCGCGGGCAACTTCTCCTTGTCGATCGTGCCCCGGTTTACCCAGTCCTGTATGGATGGGGGCTTCACGCCGAAATGAAGCGCCATGGCCTTCTTCGTGACCCCTTTGGCGATCCTGGCGAGCTCAATGGCCTCGCCTAGTTTCTTCCCTGTAAGCATTGCCAAATATCCCGCCCGCGACACCGAGTAGGCAATTCCGCTTGACGAAATAAGGCGGCGCCTTATCATTGCGGGGATGAGCCCTCCACCCCACTCCGCCGCGATCGAGGCTGCGTGCGACGCTGTCGGCGGCCAGTCTGTCATGGCGTCACTCTTGGGCGTCAGTGCGCCAACAGTGAATCAGTGGGTGAAGGGCGGCCGGCCCGTCCCGATAGACCGCTGCCCGGCCATCGAACACCTCACAGGTGGCGCGGTGACGCGGCGGGACCTCCGCCCCAGCGACTGGCACCGCATCTGGCCCGAGCTTGTGTCCACCGACTACCCGGCGCCGAAGGAGGTCGACCGTGAAACAGCGTGAGCGTCGCAGGCGAGCCACCGTGGGGCGCGCCTGCGGGTGCCGGAAATGCGTCGATCTGAGCGGGATCCTGCGGGCCCTGCGCGATATGGTCGAGTCCAGCGCCGCGTTCTCGCGCGTCAGGCTGGGCCCCGCATGGCGCGACGCTGCCGCTCGATCGCGTCTTGCAGAGTCGCCTCCAGGTCTGACCAGACCCTGGGCCGTTGGGATAGCGGAGCAAGCTGACTCATCGCCTGGCTCAGCGAGTCGTCGAAGTGCCGCGCAATCTCCAGCAGCGCTGGAAGAGTCAGGATCTGGATCAGGCTGTGCATCAGCGATTCGCACGCCAGCAGGCGATTCAACTGTTCCGTCTGTCGTCCATCGAGCGCCCTGATGGCCGCGATGATCTGCTCCTCGTTGTTCATGGGCGCCCTCCCGCGGGCTGGTGGTTGTGGGATCTCCAGTGTGCATCCGAGGGCAGGGCGCCCGCCCAACGTGCGCGCCTGCACGAGAAGGGGGGTCGCCCGTGCTGCCGCCTGATCTCCTGCCCTCCCCCCGCGATCCCGTGCGCTGGGCCAGCTGCGCCCTGGGCGAACTGAGCGCACATGCCGTCGCCGCGGCGCGGGCGCAGATGAAGGCCCGCCCCGAGTCCCTCGAGGACTGGGAGGCCAGCGCGGCGGCTGACGCGCATGTCGTCAGCCTGTTCGACCGCCTTCGCGAAGCACGCGCCACTGCGCTGGCAGCGGCTTCATCCGTGCGAGGGCCCGCGCTGCGCCGTCGACAAATGCGCTGCCGCGGCTCGACCCATCGTCCACCATGGCGAGCGAGTCGATCTGGTCCGCTATCAGGGCCGCGGCAGTGCGCGGCCGTTCGTGCAGCAGGATCAGTGCACGGATCGCCAGATGCGCGGCCAGTACCTCGGCTTCCAGTCGATCGCAGCGGCGAAGAAGTTCTGCTTCCATGGGCGCCCTCCGTGGGCCGGTCGTTGTGGTGATGTCCAGCATAACCACGTTCGGGCGCCCGCCCATTTCGGCCAACGTCACAAGCGCGAATCCCTCCCCGCGCCTGTGCATGGCTACCGCTGCGGCAGTGCTCGATGCCTCTGGCCGCGGCGGCTTTTCTTCGATGCGTCATGTTCATGCGCCGCAGTGTGCGGGCGCTGGCCGAATCGCGCATCCAACCGGTTCCCACTCTTTTGCGAAGAGTGGGAACGAGTAGGAAACCAGCAGATGACGACAGAGACAACCCCGCCGGAGACCATTCACGAGGCGCTCATCGAGGCGGTGCGCGCTACGGGCGGCAGCAAGGCCGTCGCGGCGGCGCTGTGGCCCGCCAAGGCCGCACGCAACCTCGAGGACGCCCGCCGCTACCTGGCGGCCTGCCTGGACCCGGAGCGCAACGAAAAGCTGGCGCTCGAGGAGATCATGCACATCGCGCGCATGTCGCGCGAGCGCGGCTGCCATGTGCTCATGGCCTATCTGGCCGCCGACCTGGGTTACCAGGCTCCGGTGCCCGTGCAGCCCGCCGACGAGGCCGACGAGCTGCGCCGCCGCTTCATCGCGGCCACGGAAGACTTGGCGCGCATGGCCGACCGCATCCAGCGCATCGAGGCGCGACCGCTGCCGCGCGCGGTGGCATAGGGGTTTAGCCAGGTATGAGCGCAGATGTCGCGCAGACGATGACCGACGATGGCACAGGGCTGCCGCCCGATTGGCACGACCACATTGATGGCCCGAGCCGCCTGCGAGTGCCTCCGCACTCGATGGAGGCGGAACAGTGCGTGTTGGGCGCTTTGCTGATCGATGCGAGCGTCTGGGATGACGTGGCCGAGCGTGTGGCCGCCGCCGACTTCTACGTCTGGCAGAACCGGGAGATCTTCGCCGCCATCGCTGCGCTGATCAACGGCAGCAAGCTGCCAGACATCATCACAGTGCACGAGCGCCTCAAGGACGCTGGCAAGGCCAAGGAGTGCGGCGGGCTGGGGTACCTGAATGCCCTGGTGCAGAGCGTGCCAAGCGCCTCGGGAGTGAGGCAATATGCCAACATCGTGCGCGATCGGGCGATCCTGCGCGGACTGATCGCTGCGGCCGATGCGGTGGCGGTGTCGGCGTTCAACGTCGGGGCACGCTCGGTGCGCGAGGTGGTGGATGGAGCCACAGAGCAGATCGCCAGCATCTGCCGCGACCACTACCGGGGGTCCACAGGCGGTCGAGTGCCGCTTTTGGCGCTGCCGGCGCTGCGCGAAAGCGCCCAGGCGGTGCGCTGGTTGGTCAAGCGCGTGGTGCCGGCCGATTCCATTGGCATGATGTTCGGCGGCTCGGGCACCTTCAAGTCATTCCTGATGCTCGACTGCGCGCTGCATGTGGCGCACGGCATGCCGTGGATGGGGCGGCGCACGCGCCAGGGCCCGGTGATCTACATCGCCGCCGAGGGCGGGGCGGGGCTGTGGTCGCGCATCGATGCCTGGCACCGCGCGCGCAGCTTGTCATGGGGGGATCTGCCATTCTTCGTCGTTCCGGCCGCGCTGGACCTTCAGGCCGACGCGTGGCGCGTGGTCGACGCGGCGCAGGCGGTAGGCGTGTGCCCGGCGCTGGTGATCGTGGACACGCTGAGCCAGACCTATTCGGGCGATGAAAATTCGGCCGGCGAGATGGCCGCTTACCTGCGCGAGCTCGGGGCCCGCTTTCGGATGATGTGGGCCTGCGCGGTGATGCTGGTGCACCACACGGGGCATAACGCCACCGAGCGGCCACGGGGCAGCTCGGTCATCCGGGCGAATGTCGACTTCCTTCTCGGCGCATTCCGCGACGAGAAAGAGATGCTGGCCACGGTGACCTGCGCAAAACAGAAGGATGGCGAGCTATTCGACGACGCGGTCTTCCAGCTACGTGTGATTGACATCGGCGAGGACGACGATGGAGAGCGCGTCACCAGCCTGGTGGCCAGGCACTTGAGCTCGGCCGACGAGGTTGACCAGGCGCGCAGTGCCGAGCAGGCGGCGGGCCGAGGTGGGCGCGCGTCGGCCCTGTTGCAACTGGCCCGAGAGATGAATGGGCAGGAGGAGCGCCATCTGCGCAAGGCCTTCTATGACCAGCTCGAGGGGCTTGAGGCCGAGGCCAAAAAGAAGGCCTATGCCCGCGCCAAGCACGCGGCCATAGAGGCCGGGCAGATCGAAGTCATTCGCGATGAGAGCCCCACGCAGGGCGTGCGCTGGATCGTTGTTGTGAGCCGACAGGGGGGGGCGAAACAGTGAAATCGGGCCCTGCAGATATGTCCCGCTGTGCCGGCGAATTGTCCCGTTTGGCTCCCGAATTGTCCCGTTTTGCGGGACATCGGGACGGGGACATCGGCGGGGGACACGGCGGGACATCACCCTTTAGGGGGGATGTCCCCGCACGATGTCCCGATTGTCCCGGGACAAATGTCCCGGCGAATGTCCCGCTGCAATGTCCCGGTGCGGATGGTGCGGATGGGGGCAGGGCCAGCAAGCGGCAAGCCATGCCGAAGGTCGCCGAGATCGTCGACTGGTTGCGGGTCGAGTTGGGCGCGGAGCTGGTCGATAAGGCGATCCGCTGTGGCGTGGCCCTGCAGCGCCGGCATGCGGCCGTGGTGGCTGAGCGTGGCGAGGAGGCCGCGCGCCAGTGGCTGGCGCAGCAGCGCACGCCAGGCGGATCGTTCTGGGCTTCGGAGGGTGACCAGACCGTGGGGGTGCGCAGACCATGAGCCTGACGATCCACGGCGCCGCTCGCTCGTATGGGCGACGTCCAGGTGTGGCCGTATTGTTCGCCCCCCTTGTAGGTACTCCTGGACAAGGGCGCCGAACGGGTAATTCGGGCCCCGACGTCGCGCTAGTGGCTGGCCCGGCCGGTTGCTTGACGCTCGCCTTGACCCATGGGGGTGACCTGTGCTGACTGCCGAAAATGGGTCCTCGTCGACCAGCGATCTGTTCGCCGGCTTCGATGCTGCGCAGGTCGCTGCGATCCGTGACGGCATGGCCAAAGCCTCGCAGCAGCGCGTGCAATCTCGCGCGTGCCGGGCTGCTCATCGCCACCACATGCGCCGCGCCAACGCTGAGGCCGTGCTGGCCGACATGCTGCCGCCTCGCGTGGTCGACGGGGACACCTGGCACGTCATGTCGCGTGGGGACATCGATGCGCTGAGCTACGTGCGTCACTTCCTGGCCGGGATCTCGCACGTCGACCTGCTCGTGATGAGCACATGGTGTATCGCCCGCGCCGACCTCGAGGAAATCGGCCGGTGGCTCGACTGCGGTCGCGTCGAGCAGTTCGATCTCTACGCCGGCGAGATCTTCCCTTCGCAGTACGGCGATGAGTACGAGCTGATGCTGCGCATGCGCGAGACCTACGGCTGCAGGATGGTCATCGCGCGCAATCACAGCAAGGTCACGCTCATGGCCAACGAGTCCGATGCCTGCAACCTCGTCATCGAGTCGAGCGCCAACGTCAACACAAATCCGCGCATCGAGCAAAGCGCCATCCACGCCAGCGCCGACCTGCTGGCCTGGTACCTGGAGTTCTTCCGTGGCCTCCGCAGCATCGACCGGCATTCGTAAGCTGACGCAGGCTGCCATGGCCCGCGAGCTCAATGTCTCGCGCCAGGCCATCCACGACCTGATCGGTCGCGGCATCATCAGCCCAGACGCGGACGGCCTGCTCGACGCCGAGCTGGTGCGCGTCGCGCTGGCAAATCGCGTGCGCCCCTCCGGTAAGACCGCTGCCGCGCTCGGACATTCCGTCGGATCGCTGCCACCGGCCGGCAATGCCGCCGATACGGGGGCGGCGCCGGACTCCACCAGCTACCACGTCGCCAAAACCCTGCGCGAGGCGGCCGAAGCCAGGATCGCCCAGCTCAAGCTGGCAGAGATGGAGCGCAAGCTCATCGACGCCGCCGGCGCAAAGCGCGCCGCCTACACAGCCTTCCGATCGTTGCGCGATGCGCTCATGGTCGTGGGACGCAAGATCGCGCCGACAGTCGCCGCGCAGACTGACCCGCGCGACGTCCAACAGGCGATCGAGTCTGCCATTCGCGATGCGCTCGACGCATTCGCGCGGCGAACCCTGGTGAGCCTGTCCTCCGACATCGGCGATGGCTGCGCCACCGAAGACTCTGCTGTTGAGGATCCAGCGTCGTGAATGCCGACGGCTTCGTCGAGGTGATGCGTGCCGCCGCGCAGGGCGTCGAGCCCGACCCCGAGTTGCATCTCGACCGCTGGAGCGAGGAGCACGTCGTGCTGCCGAAGGGCAGCGCGTTCGCCGGGCCTTACCGGCTGTCCCACACCCCGTATGCCCGCCGGGTGCTGCAGGCGCTGTCGCCCACCAGCCGCACCGCGCGCGTGGTGGTCATGGCAGCCAGCCAAATGCTCAAGACGCAAGTGTTCATCAACGCCGCCTTGGGTTGGATCGACTGCGCCCCGGCCAACATCCTGGCGCTCGAGCCCACCGACAAGCTCGCCAAGCGCTTGAGTGCTCGCGTGGGCAAGGCCATCGACGCATGCGACACCGTGCGCGCCAAAGTCGCAAAGCCGCGATCGCGCGATGCGCGCAACACCATCGACTGCAAGGAATTCGATGGTGGCGCGATCTACATCACCACCGCTGGCGCCGCCGCCAACCTGGCCGAAATCCCGGCCCGGTACGTGTTCTGCGACGAGGTCGATCGCATGGAGGTTACCGTCAACGGTGAGGGCGACCCCGGCGAGCTGGCTGAGGCGCGGGCGACCACCTACGAGGGCCTGGCCAAGCTGTATCACGTCAGCAGCCCCACCTTCCTGGGTGCCTCGAAGATCCACACGCTCTACATGCGTGGCACGCGCGAGACCTACCATGTGCCGTGCCCGCATTGCGGCCATCTCCACGAGTTGGTGCTCGAGAACTTCCGCTACCCACGCGGCGATGACGACGGCGATGCCGCGCCAATCGACCGCGCATGGTTCGTGTGCCCCGAATGCGGCGCCGAAATCGACGAGCACCACAAGGCCACCATGCTGCCCGATGCGGCTCTTGGTGGCCAGGCCCGCTGGGTGGCGAGCGCACCAGGCGATGGCGAGACCATCAGCGTCCACCTGTCTGCTTTCTATGCCCCGCTGGGCTCTATCAGCTGGCAGCGGCTGGCCCGCCAGCATGCGCAGGCCAAGGCCCGCCAGGCGCAGGGAGACCCCAACGCCATGCAGGTGTTTTTTAACACGCGCCTGGGTCTGCCATTCGATGCCGCCGACAACTCCACTACCGCGCAGGAACTCGCCGCCCGCGCCGAACCGTATCCGCCGCGCGTCGTCCCCGAGCGGGCGCTTGTCGTGACCATGTTTGCCGACACCCAGCCCAACCGGCTTGAGGTGCTCGTGGAGGCATGGGGCGAGGGGCTTGAGCATTGGGTGCTTGACCACCAGGTGCTGTGGGGCTCCCCGACCGACCATCCCGAGCAACAGGGTAGTGTGTGGCGCCAGCTCGACGACCTGCGCCGCACGCCATGGCCCCACGCCAGCGGCGCGCTCATCTATGCCAGCGCCTACGGCATCGACACGGGTGGCGCCAACACGCAGGACGTCTACAACTACGCCGCCAGCGCCGAGCGCATGGGCTGCCTGGCGACCAAGGGGGCCAGCCAGCGCGGCAAGCCCGTGCTTGCAACCGCCCCCACCCGGCAGGACATCGACTGGCAGGGCCGGCGCGTCCCCGAGGGCGTGAAGCTGTGGATGATCGGCACCGACACCGCCAAGGACCACATCGCCAACCGCCTGCGCCTGGCCAGCGGTCCCGGCGCCATGCATTGGCATGACAAGCTCGGGCTCGACTTTTTCGAGCAACTCACCGCCGAGCGTCCCCACACCAAGTGGCACAAGGGCCGTGCCATCCGCGAGTGGATCAAACCCAACAGTGCGCGCAACGAGGTGCTGGACTGCGCCGTCGGCAACCTGGCTGTCGCGCACTATCTCGGTTTGCACAAATGGTCGGCGCTCGACTGGCGACGCCTGCGTGCGCGCCTCATTCCCGCCGACCTCACGCCTGACCTGTTCGCACGTGCTGCCGAGGCCGCCCCCGTCGTGGCGGCAAATCAAGGCGGCTGCGACCAGCGCCCGGCTGGGCTTCCGGTGGCAGTGCCCTTGCCCGTCACGCCTGTGGCCGCGCCGAAACCCACTCCCGTGCCGGCCGCTCCTCCCTCCACCAGGGCAGCGCGCCGCACTTACTCACGAGGACTCTCCACATGACGCCATCGACCGACACGCTGCCCCGCCGCCTGGCCGCCCCCGCCCCCGTCGACCGCGAGCCCGACGAAGAATCCGAAATGCCGGAGCGCAACCATCTGCACGCGTTCAGCGAGGGCTGGGCCGCCTGGGCGCGCAGCCGCCGCATGTATGGCGCGCCGCGATACGCCAAGGCAAGCCTGAACAAGCTGGCTGCACGCGTCGGATTGGGGCCGGTGGCAGACGGCCCAGACGCACCCTGCAGCGCCGAGTACGCCGCATTCCATATCGCCATCGTCGCCCAGCCCGAATCACTGTCTCGCATCGTCTTCGAGCTGCACTACCACTGGCGCGTGCGCAACGTCAAAGCGGCAGCGCGCGAGCTCGGCATCGGCCGCCAGCACTGGTACACCCTGCTGCGCCAGTTCCGCGAGCGCGCATGGGCTGCCTCGCGCATCGTGCTGAGCTACGAGGCCGCCAAGCGTCGAGCGCTGGGAGTGCGCGAGGCTGAGGATGTGCTGGTGGATTGACGCAGAGCTAACCGGCTCGCAACGGAAAGGAACGCGATGAACACCAAGGACCAAGCGCGAACAGAGTTCGGCCCCGCCGTCGCGGGTCCGGTTCAGCGGCCAGTTAGGCGGCGGAAACCGTCGCCAGGCGAGAAGAGGTCCGCTGAGCTAGTTGCTCGACAGTACGACGAAGCCTTCAAAAGTGGCTGCATGGAATTGCGTGCCAGATCGAAGCAGTTCCACGATTCCAGCGAGAGTTGGGCGCCTTGGATCCGCGATGGATTGCGCAGAGCCTGGAGTATGGGCGCATTGTTCGCCGCCCTCGAGTTGCTTTCTGGCTTTGATGACAAGGCAGAAGTGGAAGAACTGCTGGCCTCGTTCTGTAAGACGTTTTGGCCGCCCAACAGTTGATAAGCGGTCGCGGCTCGTTCGGCCGTCCTCCTGGCTCTATTCAGCAAGCAGCGACGGCTTGACCGCTCGCCCGCGGATCCACGTCACGCGGTTGCGGCAGTGCCCGCACTGCGCGCTTCCCACGGCAAGCACGCCCGCACAATGCGGGCAGCGCGCGCTCTTGGCCTCGTGCGCGCTGGGCAGGAGTGCGACCAGCAACCACCCGAATGGCCCGAGCACCATCGCCCAGGTTAGCCCGGCAAGCGTGCGCCAAGCGAAAGGACAGACATGGACCAACAAGATTGGTACGACCTCTTCGAGGATGTAGCAGCCACGCTGAAGCATCAACGCTTGACGCGAGAGCAGCAGCACAAGGAACTGGCGCGGATCGTTTATGCAGAGCGCGAGCGGTGCGCGGCTATCTGCGAAGGGATGAAGACTAGGCCTCCAGGCGACGACCCAGAAGACGTGGAACGCGGCTACAACGCTGCGTTGCGGCGGGCCGCAGAGCGTATTCGCGGGGCCTAACAGTAGATAAGCGTCCGCGCGGCCGTGGCTTTTACGCGCGTGACGTTGCGCCGTCAAGCCCGAAGGTGTCGCCCCTGGATGCGACAAAAAAGCGGTCGACAGCATGCGACACATCGGCCCAAAATTCGCCCCAATTCTGCTAGGTCTAGTAAATCCGTCCAGGCCTCGCAGCGTGCAAATTCCCCCTCTTTGAGGATCCGCAGCAAGCCCCGGTAGCCCGCAATGGCTCCGGGGCTTCGTACTTTCTGCCCCAGATGCTCAAACTCGAATCCAGCGGTCGCCTCGCCGATGTCGTGCGCGAGATCCGCGACATCCCCGAGCGCGTCATCCCATATGCCGCTGCATCGGCGCTCAATCGCACCGCCAAGGCCGCGCAGGCGCGCATCATTGCCGAGATGCCGCGTGTCTTCGCGTCTCCCACGCGCTACACGCTGGGCTCCACCCGCGTGGTGCCGGCCACCAAGCAAGCGCTCGTGGCTCGACTGGCCGTGAAGGACTCTGCTGACTCTGGTACCGTGCCGCAGCACTACCTGCTGCCGGAAGTCGAGGGCGGCGCACGTCGAGCCAAGCGCTTCGAGCTGGCCCTGCGCTACTCCGGCATCATCGGTGCCGACCAATACGTGGCGCCCGGCCAGGATGGGCCGGTCGACGCCGCAGGCAACCTGTCGGGCGGCGACATCAAGCGCGTACTGTCCGCCCTGCGCGGCCAGGGCGCGCCGGCTGCAGGCAAGGCCGCCAAAGGCTCGGCAAATCGCCGCAAGGCGGGTGGCCATTTCACGGTGCGCACCAAGGCGGGGACCCTGCTGATCCTGCGCCGGAGCGCTGCCGGCTCGCAGGTGCTCATGGCTGCCTCGCGCAAGGTGCCGCAGTACCGCTCGCGCCTGCCGTTTGCCGCCATCGCCGCTCAGGTCGTTGACGCCGAGTTCCCGTCGCAGTTCGCTGAAGCCGCTCGTGCGATCGCATCGCGCCGCAAGGGGTAGCCCATGGCACTGACAGCCGCACAGATCCAGGCTCGGCTCGATCTGTATCTCGCCGCCGAAACCAAGATCCTGCTGGGGCAGGAATACACCATCGGCGACGGCTCCACCGCTCGCAAGCTGCGCCGTGCCGATCTGGCCGAGGTGCGCGCCGAGATTCGCCAGCTCAGCGCGGACCTCGGCGCCGCTCAGGCGCGCGAAACCAGCGGCCGCCGCGTGCTCTACATCCGATAGCCAGGTTGCCGCCGCCGATGAAACTCACCCTCCTCGATCAAGCCCTGCTGCCGCTGGCGCCGCAACGCGTTGCCGCGCGCCTGAAGGCTCGCATGCAGGTGCAGGCCCTGAGCGCCATGGGCCAGAGCGGGCTCACGCCCAGCGCGATCTCAGGCAACGAGGACTTCACCGGCGGCGGCACCCAGCCCAACACCGGCCTGCGCTGGTGGCGCCCGTGGTCGCGCGACGCGGCCGGCGATACCCTGCGCGACCTGAGTACCCGTCGCGCCCAGGCGCGCGAGCTCGTGCAGGACAACCCCATCGCCGCCGGTGCGCTGCAAACCGTGGTCGACCGCGTCGTCGGCACCGGTCTGGCCCTGGTCCCGATGCCCGACCGTCGGGCGCTGGGCTGGTCTGCGGAGCAGGCCGAGGCCTGGAAGCGCCAGGTGCAGACCGAATTCTCCATGTGGGCCGACAGCCGGCACTGCACCATGGAGTCCACGCAGAACTTTTACGAGCGCCAGGCGCTGACGCTGCGCACAGCGCTTGAGAGCGGGGACGCGTTCACCGTGCTGCCCGATGCCCAGTCTCCCGGGCAGCCGTACCGCCTGCGCCTGCAGCTGCTCGAGGCTGATCGCGTTGGCAACCCGATGGGGCGCCCCGATACCGTCACCGAGGCCGGCGGCGTGCGCTTCGGTGACGGCGGCGCGCCGCAGTCCTGCCACATCTACCGCGCGCACCCGGGTGCCGTGCTCACCGGCGGGCGAGATCGCTTTGCCGGCGAGTGGATCGACTTCGCCGGCCCCAGCGGCCGCCTGCGCGTGCTGCACCACATGCGGCACATGCGCCCAGGGCAGCCCCGGGGCGTTCCGTGGCTCAAGCCCGTGGTGTCCACGCTCAAGCAGATCGGTCGCTACACCGAGGCCGAGATCCAGGCCGCAGTCGTCTCCGCGTTTCTGACTCTCGTCATCGAGACTGCTGATGCCGGCCCGTCCCCCGCGCCTGTGTTCGGGGCCACCGAAGAAGACGTTGCCGCCTCGGAGGGCGAGATCTCCATGGGGCCAGGCGCCGTCATCGGCCTGGCCAAGGGTGAGAAAGCCAACGTCGTCAACCCGCAGCGCCCGAATCCGGCTTTCGAGCCGTTCGTCGCGGCGCTGTTCACGCAGGTCGGCATGGCGTTGGGCGTCCCTCACGAGCTGCTGACCAAGCGCTTCAACGCGAGCTACTCCGCCAGCAAGGCCGCGCTGCTCGACGCCTGGGTGTTCTTCCGCGGCATGCGGTCGTGGCTGTCCGCCAGCCTGTGCCAGCCGGCGTATGAGACATGGATGGCCGAGGCCGTCATCCGTGGCCGCGTCGCGGCGCCCGGCTTTTTCTCCGACCCGCTCATGCGCTGGGCCTACACGCGCGCAGCCTGGCACGGCGACAGCCCCGGCAGCATCAACCCGAAGGACGAGGTCGCGGCCTATGTCGCCGCGATCGACGCGCGCCTCATGTCGCGCGAGCGCGCCGAGTGGGAACTGGGCGGCACCGACTGGTGGACCACGCTCGACGCCAAGGCCGCCGAGCAGCAGCGCCTCAAAGAGCTCGACCTGCTGCCTGCGCCGAAGGCCGGTGCCCCCGCGCAACCGCAAGACGACTCTGACAAGGCCACTGCCGCAGTTGCCGCCGCGATGCACGAGCAGGCCGGCGCTATCGCCGCGCTGGCCGCGCGCCCGCAGGCGGCCCCGGCGGTCACGGTGCACCAGGGCGACACCCATGTGCACCCGGCCGCGGTCGAGGTGCAGGCAGGCGACAGCCACATCCACATGCCCGAGGGGCTCGTGCAACTTGAGGCGAGTGTCGCGGCGCCGCAAGTGACCGTCCCCGTGCAGGTGCAGGCGGGGGACGTCCACGTCGATGTCCCGCCCGCCCAGGTGACGGTTCACCAGGCCGCAGCGGTAGCCCCGCCCCCGCCCGTCGCGATGCGGCAACGCATCGTGCGCGACGCGGCCGGCGAGATGTCGGAAATCATCAACGAGCCCTATACCGGCGAAGACGCGGAGTAGCACGCAATGGCAGCAGGCGCATTCGTATTCCCAGACAAGGCGGTGCTGAATTTCTTCAGCGCGACGAACCTACTCGGGGCGAGCACCGCGAACTTCAAGTTGGCACTCGTGTCGAGCGCGTGGGCGCCCGATGACGCGGCCGACGAGGTGTGGGCCGACGCGTCGGCCGCCGAGATCGCGGCCGGCAACGGCTACAGCACGGGCGGTGGGGCACTGTCCGGCGTGGCGCTGACGCAAACCAGTGGCGCCGTGAAGTTCACGGCCAACGCGTTTGTGTGGACCGCAACGGGCGGCAGCATCCCGCCCTGGCGCCGCGGTGTCGTGTATTACTCTGGCACGCTGAATGGCAAGGTCAATCCGATCGTCGGGCATTTCCTCGGGGACGACACCCCCGCCGACGTGCCCGCGACGACCGACGGCGACACGCTGACCGTGACTCCGCACGCAAGCGGGATCCTGTCGGTCGAACAGGTGGCTTGACGATATGGCAACCCTCCCCAACGCATGCGCATTCTCGGTGAGCAACACGCCCGGCACCGGCTCTGGGTTCGCCATCGCGGCCGTCGCATCCGGCCCCTATCGCATCCCACGAGCGGCCGAAGACGGCGCTACCGCGTTCCTGTTCGTGCGCGAGGGCGACACCTGGGAGATATGCGAGAGCGCGTATGACCACGCGACGACGACATGGAGCCGCGGAGCGCTGTCAGACAGCTCGGGGGCGAGTGTCGCGCGGCAATCGTTTTCGAGCGCGTGCATCGTCCACGTGGTCGGGTTCGTCGCCTCCGACGTGGCCGATGTGCGCGACCTGTTGGCGACTGCAGCGTTCCCCACGTCCGATGAGGGCGCCAGCCGGTCGATAACCGCTGGCGATGACGGGTACATGCTGCGTTGCACGGCCGAGATCACGCTCACGTGGCCCGCCGGTCTGTCGCCGAATCCGACCGTGATCGTGCTGCCGCCGGAGGGTGGCGCGGTGACGATCGCATGCAGCGGGGGTGCCACGCTCAACGGCGGCACGGGCGCGCTCGATCGGTATCGCGCAGTCAACCAGGCCGGGGTCGCTGTTGTTGCCGCTGGGTCTGACGCCTACGGGGTGAGCGGCACATGAGCGCGTTTTCGCAGTACGTCGCCGCGTTGCTGCAGGCAGATGCGGCCAATGATGTCTGGACGCGCCCGGCCGAGTGGCTGACGCTGCCGACGCTGGCTGACACTGACGACCGCACCGTGATCCTGTACCGGGTCGAGGATGGCGGATACAACACGGTCGCCCTGAATGCGCAAGGCAACTACACCGTCGATTGGGGCGACGGATCGGCACCGGAGGATTTCGCGAGCGGGGTGCAGGCCGAGCACACCTATACCTATGACGACGCCGATCTGCTGGCGTCGGAAATGAGCGACGGCGCACAGCAGGCGATCATCAGCATTACGCCGCAGGCCACCTACTCGATCACTAAGTTGCAGCTACACGTCAGGCCTGCCGCTGCCCCGTATGGGTACTATGCCAGCGGGATCATGGATGTGTCTGTCTCAGCGCCGTCGATGACGGTGTTCCGATTCGGTCGGACTGATGCAGGCGCGTCGATTTCACTTGTCGATTTCCCGCATCTGCGCCAGTGCTCGCTATACATGCCGGCTATTACCGACATGACATACACGATGCAGCGGCTTGTTTCGCTGCGGAAAATACCGCGGTGGGTGGTTGGAACTGGACTGACCAACGCGACCGGCATGTTCAATGGCTGCTCCTCGCTGCAGTCGCTGCCTGCTGGCATGACGTTGGGCGCGGTGACCACCGCGAGCGGCATGCTCTACAACTGCTCCTCGCTGCAGTCGCTGCCTGCTGGCATGACGTTGGGCGCGGTGACCACCGCGAACAGCATGCTCTACA